GTATCCCTGTTCCAAAGTTAGGGTGTTCGTGCTACTACGAGAAACGGTGATGTTAACGCTTGCGTAGTTTGCTACTGTGTTTATCGTTCCGTTTGCTGGCGAAGAGGGGAGACTGATAGTTCCCGTGCTTGAGCCAGTAAAGATTGTGTATTCCCCAGCATTCGCCGTTGCTGAACCTGTGCGTTGAGTAGCCGAAACTCCTGATGGAGTGGCAGTTGATGTTCCTGTAATTCGGCCCTTAGCATCGTAGGTGATTACTGGAATCTGGGTTGATGAACCTACCGTGCTTCCTGTGACGATTGAGGCGAGGGTGGGGTTTGGATATGTTCCAGTCAAGTCACCACCGGCAGAGCCGTTAGGGGGCAAAGAGGTTGGAATCTGACCAAAAGCAGCGGCATCAGTTGAGGCCGTTCCGTTGGCGAGACTCGTAATCTTCTGGCTGTTCATAGCCAGAGTTCCGTAGATTGTGGTGTTTCCGCTAGAACTAATAGTCATAGCGTCTGTCGCGCCGTTATTCACTACAAAGTGAATCGCCTGTGGGCCGTAAGTTCCAACTGCTAGTTCGGTTGAGCCCGAAGCGAGGTAAACCATTCCCGCTTTTCCAAACGCGCCCGTTCCTTGGAAGCCAGAGGAGTTGATACCGATTTCACCATAGTTGGAGTTGTTAGTTCCTTGGTCGTTCGAGATATTAAAGTTCGCGCTCGCTTGCGTTCCGTTGCTTAGGTTCTGAATAATAACTTGGTTGTAGTTATTGACCGTAGAAGCGATTGACTCCATAATGTTTACATCGGAGTATCCGAGTGCTGAACCATTTTGGATTACGCCGACATTGGTTGAGGTCGTATTGGATGGCGTGTTCGTGACATCAATATTTGGAACGAACAATTCACCAGTTAGCGTTCCACCTGTAAGGGGGAGTGCGTTTTGCGCGCCGCTTACACCTTGATACCCTTGATACCCTTGATACCCTTGTGGCCCCTGAACGGCAGATTGCGCGCCTTGGTTTCCTTGATTACCTTGGAAACCTTGACTTCCCTGATTTCCTTGAGCACCCTGATTACCCTGCGAACCCTGCGTTCCTTGACTTCCTTGGTATCCCTGAACTCCTTGACTTCCGATAGTTCCTTGTGTTCCTTGCGAACCTTGGTTGCCTTGTGTTCCCTGTGTTCCCTGTGTTCCCTGCGTTCCTTGGTTGCCTTGATAACCTTGAGCGCCCTGACTACCAGTAGAGCCAATCGCACCTTGGTTTCCTTGTGTTCCTTGAGAACCAATCGTTCCCTGAAATCCTTGATTACCTTGCGAACCCGTAGCACCCGTTGTTCCTTGGTTTCCTTGTGAACCTTGAAATCCTTGTGAGCCTTGACTACCAGTTGCGCCCTGATTACCTTGGAAACCCTGAGAACCTTGCGAACCTGTCGTTCCCTGATAGCCCTGTGAACCCTGAGAGCCTGTGCTTCCTTGGTTGCCTTGATTTCCTTGTGTGCCTTGCGTTCCTTGGTTTCCCTGAAAACCCTGTGGTCCGACAACACCGGCAATTCCAAAAGTCCAAGAGGTGAAAGTTCCTGTTCCGCTTGTCGTATCTACGAGAACCGTGATAGACGAGTTGGGCGTTAGGGCGGTGATGTTTCCTTCAAGCCAGTTGGTTGCGCTGTTTGCTACACGGACACGCAGACCCACGGCAAACGCCTGAGTAGCGGCTACTGAAAAAGTAAGCGACCCTGTTCCAATTGTTGTTGAGGTAGATGAGGTGACACCCGAATAGCCTGTGCCTTGGAAACCCTGATTACCTTGGTTGCCCTGAGAACCCGTTGTTCCCTGCGTTCCTTGGTTGCCTTGGAAACCTTGATTACCTTGACTTCCTGTAGTTCCCTGATTACCCTGATAGCCCTGAGCGCCCTGCGAGCCGGTGGAACCTTGTGAGCCAGTTGAACCCTGTGTGCCTTGGAAACCTTGTGAACCCTGTGACCCCGTAGAACCCTGAACACCTTGGTTTCCTTGCGCACCCTGCGCACCAGTAGAACCCTGAGCACCTGTAGCACCCGTAGAACCTTGTGACCCTGTCGCGCCAGTAGAACCCTGCGTTCCCTGATTACCTTGATTGCCTTGATACCCTTGCGAGCCTTGAGCGCCAGTACTTCCTTGCGAACCCTGCGAGCCAGTTTGACCTTGATACCCCTGTGACCCTTGCGAACCAATGGAGCCTTGAGAACCTGTTTGACCTTGTGTTCCTTGATACCCCTGTGAACCCGTGCTTCCTTGCGAACCGGTTGCCCCCTGATACCCCTGATTTCCCTGTGAGCCAGCAACACCCTGAAAACCTTGATTTCCTTGGTATCCCTGTGAGCCTAGAACTCCCTGAAAACCCTGTGTTCCTTGAGTTCCCTGACTACCCTGAAATCCTTGATACCCCTGAAGACCTTGATATGTGATTTGTTGTGCCGTAAAGATTACGCCCGGCGTTGCTGGAACCGTTGGGCTTGTTTGTGCTGCGGTTGTGGTGATAGCGATAGTTGTGCTTGATACCGCCCACGCCAACTGAACATAATCACCAGCGTTTACATTGACTAGGTAGTTGATGGCTGCGATAAGTGCGCCAGAGCCACCGTGACTTGTGCCGGGAACATTGTAAATTGAGTTTGTTTCAGCGACATCTGAACCATTTTTGCGTAGCCACACATCAACATTGTCCGAGTTGCTATCCGAGTTGGTGAACTGAATTGAGTATTGGATGTTGTATGTGCCAGCATAACTAAAGGTGACTTGGTTGCCACTAACGATAGAAATGCCGTAGTTTCCGCTTGTGGTGTTTATGCCAACTACATAGGCGGTTGTAGTTGATGAGGCGGTTTGGGTCGTAGTGTCGTATGCTGAAATATAAGGGGCGACCACTCCACCAGCACCCTGAACTCCCTGATATCCCTGCGCACCTATACCTGCGGTTTCGGTAAAAGTGATTGCATCGGTCCCGATACGAATAGAGGCGTCTGGGTTTGAGCCGTTGCCATACTGAACCCAAGTGGTGTTTCCGTAAAGCGTTCCGTTTGTAATAAAGGAGTAGTCGCCGCTAATCACCTGTAGGGCTATGTGGTTGTCATAGTCGGTGGCACGAGTGAATGAATACTTGCTTGTTGGCGAACCGAGGCTAGTGACCGTGTAGATTCCGTTTTCGATATTGTTTGTGCGGCCTGTAAAGAGGATTCTGTCTCCAACCGAGAGGCTCACGCTATCAATAGCGCCCAAAGCACCGTTAGCCGTTGCTGTGATAGTCGCACCGACACCTGTTCCGTTTTCAGCATCCGCCGAACCTGCCGCATAAGTTGCGGGCAAGTTGTTGGTATAGACGACCTTTACTGCTGGGTGAGCGTTGGCGGTGCTAGTAGCGCCCTGCGTTCCTTGATTACCTTGATAACCTTGTGCTCCTTGGGAACCAGTCGCACCTTGGGAACCAGTTGAACCCTGCGAGCCTATTGCTCCTTGGAAGCCTTGACTTCCCTGTGAGCCTGTAGAACCTTGTGCGCCAGTGCTTCCCTGTGCGCCCGTAGACCCTTGAACACCCTGCGTTCCTTGACTACCTTGACTTCCCTGCGAACCTGTGTTGCCCTGAAAGCCTTGGCTACCTTGTGAGCCGGTAGAACCTTGGAAACCCTGATTGCCTTGCGTTCCTTGTGAGCCTGTAGAGCCTTGTGTTCCCTGACTACCCGTTGAGCCTTGCGTTCCTTGATTTCCTTGGAAGCCCTGCGAACCCTGACTACCCTGAGAGCCTGTAGCACCTGTTGAGCCTTGCGCTCCCGTAGAGCCTTGACTACCCGTAGCACCTTGATAACCTTGCGCCCCTTGGCTACCCGTGGAACCTTGGAAACCCTGCGCTCCTTGTGCGCCATTTGTTCCTGCTGTTCCTTGACTACCTTGATAGCCTTGTGCGCCCTGAGAACCTGTCGCACCTTGACTTCCGGTGGAACCTTGGTATCCCTGTGACCCCTGTGCGCCTGTCGTGCCCTGATTACCTTGGTTGCCTTGGTATCCCTGACTGCCTTGTGACCCGACAGCACCTTGCGCACCAGTCGCACCGATTACACCTTGGTATCCCTGATTACCTTGACTGCCTTGACTACCTGTTTGACCTTGCGTACCTTGGTAGCCCTGATTTCCCTGTGAACCCGTAGCACCGGTGTTCCCCTGATTCCCCTGAAAACCTTGTGCGCCGGTTTGACCTTGATACCCTTGATTACCTTGGCTACCAACTGAACCCTGATTTCCCTGAAACCCCTGATTACCCTGAGTTCCAGCAACACCTTGGTTGCCTTGATTGCCTTGAAAGCCTTGGTTGCCCTGACTGCCGACTTGTGCTATCAACTGCCAATAGGCAGTATTGGTTGGTGGAATGTTCTGTAGTCCGCTACCTGCGTAGCAAACATAACTAGAGCCGAGGTAGGTGACGACATCGCCAATGTGGTAGTAGGCGTAAGACGAACTGTAATCGCCCTTAAACGAGAGGTTTAGACCCTGAACACCTTGGTTTCCTTGATAGCCCTGACTTCCCTGACTACCAACCTGTCCTTGATTACCCTGAAAACCTTGCGACCCCTGCGAACCTGTAGAACCTTGGGAGCCTGTCTGTCCTTGCGTTCCCTGAAAACCTTGATTTCCCTGATTGCCTTGGCTTCCGGTCTGACCCTGAAAACCTTGACTTCCCTGCGAGCCCGTGCTTCCTTGACTGCCAGTTTGACCCTGAAAGCCTTGATTGCCCTGAAAGCCTTGAGTTCCAGTAGCGCCTTGACTTCCCTGTGACCCCTGATAGCCCTGTGGTCCTTGTGGGCCGGTATCACCTTTAGGGCCAGTGCTTCCTGTCGTTCCCTGTGACCCGGTGCTACCTTGCGTTCCCTGAAATCCTTGCGAACCCTGATATCCCTGCTGACCGACAACGGTTGTGTAGGTGAGCGCCGTTCCCGCGTTATTTACAACGAGTGCTTGGCCTGCTGTTCCGATAGAACTTAGACCAGTTCCACCATTGGAAGTCGGCACGATACCAGTAAGGGCAAAGGTAAGTGTTCCGTGTCCATATGAAACGCTAATCGGGTCTGAACCTTGCATCGATTGGATAACCGATACCCAGTTGCCTGCTGAACCTGTGGCCTCAACGACTCCGAGCCAATATGCGTTTGGGGCTAGGAAGATAGGTGAGCCAGCCGTGCCTAAGTCAATAGTCTGCGTGGAAAGGTTTGGATAAACAGCAAGAGAATACGAAGAACTGTTGTTGTCAATATAGATAAATTGACCGGTCGCAGCAATAGGTGGAAGTGTGACCGATTGACCCGAAGCGGTGGGATTTACTTGGTTGTATTGACCAGTAAGAGTGGGGTTTGAGGTCGGGGTGACTGATGAGTAGTTGTAGGCCTGACTCGTTCCGCCGTTCGGGAAAAGGGTAGAGATAACGCTAGTGATAGCCGAGAAGTCTGTTCCACCTACGAATGGGAAGCAGTTGTTGATGCCGCCGTTTGGGGCGTGTGCTGAAATAGGAGTGCCATCCCAGCCACGACCGTTGAGCGTTCCGTCTGTCCAAATCGTGACTACGCCAGTTGAGGGGTTGACCGCCGAGCAGAGAATGTGCTCTTCGGTGGATAATCCAAAGTCCACGACGACCGTAAAAACGCCGCTAGTTCCCAAAGGATTGCTAGTGTCTTGGCCGTTCGTGCCTACTTCTAGCCAACTAGTTGCTGAAAAGAGCGTAAAAGTTGTTTCTGCGTAGGAACTAGAGAGGCTCGTGGTTATGTATGTAGGCTTTGCCGAACCGGGAACCGAGCGTTTGGATGTCGCAGAGGGGTAGGCCATAGCGACATTCTACGCCCTGATTTGGAAAATCTAGGGGTTAGAAACCGTAGCGAGCCTTAAGGCTATCTGTGCCTTGCGCCCTATCGATAATTAGCAAACCGTTGAGATGGTCAACTTCGTGCTGAAAGATTCGAGCCAGCAAACCAGTCGCCTCAATCTCTATGTCGTTTCCGTTTAAGTCCAAACCCGTGAGGTGGCAACTTATGGCGCGCTCTACGTGGGAACGATTGTTGGGAACGGATAGACAGCCCTCTAGACCCAAAGCCATTTCAGCACCGAGGGATAGTTTGGGATTTACGACCACCGAGTAGTTCCCCGATAGTTCCTCGTCATAGACAAAGACACGCTTCGTGATACCAATCTGGTTGGCCGCCAGACCTACGCCGTTATTGGCATACATCACCTCGGCCATAGTTTGAGCAAGCAGGACAATACCCTTGTCAATATCCGTGACTTCTCTAGCCTCTAGAGCAAGAACGGCATCTGGGTAGTGTCTTAGGCTAAACATTTCAGCACTCGCAATCATCGCAGTCGCAGCCCTTTACGACATAACTCTCGGAGTCATCTAGCGTGGTAGCCACATTCTTGACCTTGCCATAAACCGATACGAGTCGGGGCGTGAGTTCCTTAAAACTAGGGTGATTCATAACGCTTCTAAGCCTCTGGTTTTGGGTCATCTGTAGCCTTTGCTCTATTTAGTAGAGAGTGTAGTTCAGCCACGACTTCGTGAATGGCTTTTGTAGCCTCTGTATTTGCCTTGAGTTCCTTTTCCAAACGCCGAATAATCTCGCTGCTTGTTTTGGAAATAGTGAGGTGAGAAAGGGCTTGCTCGGCGGCTACGGCATCTGCTCGTTTGGCCGCAATCAGCAGGATTGCCCCTTGTAAGCCCGCCAACATAGAAAGGAATAGGTTGAGCAGGATAAACGGATAGGGGTCAAATCCCTTGTTGTTGAGCCAGAAGATATTGACTCCGGCCCATATCAGCATAAAGATAACGAATAGGGTCACAAAGCCCCACGAACCCATCTTGTTTCTAACGGCATCAGCGGCCTTTTCGCCACGAGTTAGTTCCGAGCCTGTGCGAACGCCGGGTAGTGGTGTCCAAGGGTTATTGGGGTCGAACCACGCTTCGCTCTCCACGCCGTCTGTCCAATCGATTTCTATCTCGTTCATTTCAGCACCTCGGCACGAGTGACAATCTGAACTCCGTTGAGTTCCTCTAGGGAGATAGGGCGATGCTTGTGATACTGAAAGATTTTCTTTCCAGTCGCCACAGCCGTAGCAACCTCTACTTTCGCACCTTCCGAGCGAGCCCAACCGGGCAATACAACGATTCCATCAGAATCAAGGATGGTGGAAAGAAAGACTCGCATCTTGTCCTGAACCCACTCTTTCGTCACGGGTGTCGTTGGCTCGTAGCCCTCTAATAAGGCGTGTTCAGCAGGGCAGAAGATTTCGTGACCCTCTTTACGGATACGCTCGCGCGCCTCGGCAAAAGCAGGGTAGTTGTGTTCGGGAAGACCCGTCATTGGGCCAGCAAGGTAGAACTTCATCAGATAATCAGCAAGTCGCCCCAGCCACGCTTGCCATAAGCGTCGCCAACACAGAAAGTCAACATACCGGCAGGAGAACCCTTACCGCTTGTATCCGTAAACCACTTAGAGCCACCGTCTTGAGCAGGGCATTGGAAGCAAGTGCGACCTGTTCCCTCTGATGCTATGTAGTGGTGGAAGTGGCCGCTGACATAGATATCCGATTCAGCAGCCTTTGTGCGGCCTCTAATCTGACCCAGAATCCACGACTCAATCTTGGCGATAGTTCCGCCACCCGAACCCTTACCGAACTGGTGTCCGTGAGCCAGAGTGACCAACTTGCCACACACATTGAGGGTCATAGTCAGGTCTTCTTCAATCAAACCCTCGAATTGTGGGAACGATACATTTCCAAAACGACTTGGGTTTGCGGCACAGATTTCAGCGACGCCCTCGAAGACGGCCAAATCCATATTATCTGTCCAAGTTGTATAAGCCTTCCCATTGAGCCTATTCTCTCCGTGGTTTCCCGGCACGGCGGCAACAACGAGAGGAATCTCTGGGAAGTTCTCAACACAGAGTTCCACGAAACGAAGAATCAAACGCCGAGCAACTTTCTGCTGTTCGCGCGAATCTAAATCAACGGAGAAAGTCTGCATCGCATAGTGGTTCGAGCAATTTTCTACTAAATCTCCCATTCCGCAGCAATAGATAACGGATGGCGCACGACCGATGGTGATTAGTTCACGAATACGCTCGATAGATTCATCTTGAGAAGTGATGATACGAGCGGCCGTTGCTTCACTACCGCCCCCTTCCGATTTTCCTATCTGCCAGTCAGAAAAAAACGCCATAAAAGCGCGCGCATCTTTGGTCGCCTTTTTCTTCGGCTTCTTGACAGCGGGGCGTTTCATAATCTCTTTACAGAGAGCCTCAATATCGGCTCTGTCGCCCTTTTCACCACGACGCCTAATCTGTGCTCGGTAGTAGCGCATCTTGGCGATTTCGCCGTTGCCTATATTGGTATCCCACGCTCTAATATGGACAGAACCATCAACGATTTCGGTTAGGTTTGGGTCTAAGCCCCAATCCTCAATCACCATATCCCAAAGTGCTTGGTCGGGTTCTGCTTCGGTTGGTGGGCTATCTATGTAGCCTTTCTCGCCATCCCAACGAATCTCTCGCTCATAACCTTTTGCTACAGAAGCACGGCGAGCGGCCTCACGCCTTTCGGCTTCCTTTTCAGCAGACTCAAACGACATAAAGCCCCTTGAACTCTGTTCCTGCTGGGCAGTGGCATTGACCCTTTAGGTGGCTACCTAGAGTCTTGTCGTTGGTGCGCTTGCCATCAGCAGTCGCAACACGAGCAATCCAACCAACGGGCTTGCGTTCCTCAAACCATTTTGCAATAGTTTCTTTATCGGATTTGTCTAGTGAATCAATAAAATCCACAAAACGACAGGTGCGCTCCGACAGACGCTTCTCTGCTTCTTTGAGTGACATAGAGAAATGGTATCACCACTTCTCGTAAAAAAGAACTACTTTTCGCTCGTTTTTTTGGGCGCGATTTTGGTCGGAGAAGTCTTCTTCTTGGCCGTAGTGGATTTCTTGGCTGGGCCAGACTTCTTCACGGGCGTAGTCTTTTCAGCAGCCTCTAGAGTCTTGCCTTGAGCCTTTTTTACTGTCGGCTTAGGAGAAATAGCCTCAACGACATCTTGGACAATCTCTTCCGTCTTCTCAACTACTGCCTTAGCGATTTCAGCGGCCTCTTGCTCGGCTAGTGCCGCATAGTGGGCTACGACTTTAGGCTCTAGTTTCTCAACCCAGCCACGAGCCTCTACATAAATCTTGCCTTGCCAAGTCCAGTCGTCTGAAGAAACGAGTTGACCGCGCTCAAGCGTGACCCCATCCAATGGAAAGCCACGAATAACTCTGTGTGTGTATCGCTTAGATGCCATAAAGAGATGATACCACCCTATTTGTAGCCTTGTATAGCCAGTTTGGAAAAATCACCATAGAAAGCAAAAACCCCCCACCTTTCGGTGAGGGGCTCTCGCTATGGAACTGCTGGAACTTAGATAATGCTGTTCCAGAAGTAGCCGAGGTCGGCAGCAACAACCTTGTTGTCGAAAGCGAGTTCGCCCTCAACACGGTCGGCCTTCAACTCTTCCATACGGAAGCGTGAAACACCAACGGTCGTTCCGAGGCCACCCGAAACACCAGTCCACATAAAGGTATAGCCAGCCGAAGGGGTCAGCAAACCGGGGTTAGGTGCGGAGTAGCACAGAAGAGCCGAGTTGCCGGTCACGAACGAGAATGAGTCGTTGGTGGGGCTGTTCGAGCCTTCTGGGCCTGCGTTTACGACTGCCTTAGCGACAAGAACACGGTCCACGCCAAACAGTTGCGCGAGCAACTCTTCGGTGACAATAGCACCGGCTTGGGTGTACTTGTAGCGGTCAATCAAGAGAGGGTGGTTCTTAAGAGTCTGGAATACCTTGTAGCCAAGAACGAAAGTGTTTGGCTCGTATCCGGTCGTCTGCAGAACTGACGCCTTAGCGTTCTCAACCTGCGAGATTGGGTCAGAGGTGTATGAAGTTGGGTTGTTCACGTAGTCGGACCAAACGGTTCCTGCAACAGCAGTAGCGGTGGTTCCGGTCACGGTCACTGACCAAACGCCGGCGGCGAAGTAGTCCGAAGCCCACTGAACTTCCTTACGGAGCAGCAAACGCTGGGTCACGAACTGAGTCGCCTCCATATCGGGGTTCAAGGGGTTGTCGGCGTTCGCACGGGTCTGGTCGCCAATGTCCTTGTGGAAGGCGTAGACGTCGGCCGAGTAGGTTTCCGTCTGCAGACCGTAGCCAGAACCAGCCGAGGCGGTTCCGTCAGCGCGGCGCTGTGCTTCGTCACGGAACCAGTCTTCCTTGGTGTACTTGAAGTACAAGTCAGACTTCTTGTCCACTGGGACAACTGGGAAAACCCGGTCAGCGATGAAGTTGTTGGTGTTCTGCAAGTAAGCAACCGAGATGTTGGTCAAGATTGCGTCGATGTGAACGTTGTTTACGTTGGGCTGTGCCATTTTTGGTCAGTCCTTTCTATTAAGCGGCGCGGCCGATAGCGGCGCAGTCGGTGACAATAGTGATTAAGTCGCCCTGTGCAGCGGCAGGAGTCAAAGCCGTTCCTACGATGAAGTAGGTGTCAGCAGTGGTGTCGCTAGATGGGAAGGTGACTGGAACCACTTGGCCCAAAGTGTTGACTGACAAAGCAGCACCGGCAGAGATAGCAGCACCGGCAATAGCCTTGGTGATTCCTGCGATAGTGACTTCAGCCTCGTCAACGCCTTCAAGAGTACCAGCGGCCGAGTAGCGGGCCTTTGGTGCGTTCTGAAGAACACCGATTGGACGCTGCGTTGAAGCGGTCACAACATTCACCAAAGGTGATGCTGGGTTGCCCGCTGGGTTCGCGTTAGTTGAAACAATCACGAACGAGAACTGTGCCAAAGGCGCAGAGAAGTTCGTGTTGGCCAACTGCGTCATTCCGGTGGTGTCGGGTGAGCAAGTGATTTTGATTGCGTATGGATTCTGTTCCCAAGCCATTAGCGACCTGCCTTTTCGTTCAAGTACTGGGTGTAGAGGTCAGGGTTGGTCTGTGCAACTGACAAGAGCGCAGCCTCGAATGATGGGGCAACGCCAGAGGCAACAGCAGCCTTAGCGAGATTTTCCATCTTTGCGAAAGCGTCGTCAGCAGCAGGAACTTCGCTGGAACCTACTTCGGTGAATACAACATTTGACTCAAGCAGCGAGTTAGCGGAGTCCAAAGCCTTAACAACTTCGTCAGCCAATGCGCCGTCAGTCTCGGCAAGACGGCGAAGAGCCGGTCCGAGGATTGATGGGTCAGAGTTGAGGTGCGACCATTCGGCAGCCTTGATTACAGCGGCCTCATCAGCACGGGCTTCACGCTCGTTGATAAGGGCGCGCTCGTTCGCAGCAGCCTTTAGAAGAGCCTCTTCAGCAGCAGCCTTTGAGTCATCAAGCATTTTCTTGATAACGGCGGGCATCGCCTTGATAATCTCTTCCTCGCTCGCAGCCTCTGGGATTACTACAACCTCTGGGGTTGCCTTGAGCAGTTCGCTCATAGTGTCCTCCTGTGGAGTCTGGATAATTTCAGCAGAGGCGGTCGCCTCTACCGTTGCTTCCGTTGATTTCTCAACTTCGGCTGGGGTCCCCTCAACCGCTTCCATCACGGAAGGGATTTCAGGGCGCAGTTCGTCAAGAACGGCGGTCACGTCGGATTGAGAGGCAGACTTCATTACAGCCCAACCATCGTGTAGGTGGGCCGGACGGTCAACGCCCGACGTCTCCTTGATAGCGAGTCGCACTAACTTTCGTGCCACATCTTCTCCTAAGAACTTTCACCTTTAGCGAATACCAAAGGTCTTGACAATGAAAAGCGTAGAGGCATTTTCCAAATCGTCAAGGGTTGAACTCTTAGGGGCGTGTTTCTACTCGCAAACAAGTGCTGAAAAGGGGATTATTACTTAGAAAGGAGAATATTCAGGAACGGCGAAGACAGGACAGATTTCCTTAAAGGAACACCATTTCTCGCACAAGTTGTTTGGAACTGGCGGGAAGAACTGTAGGTCATACCAATTCTCAATCTTGGCCCAAGCCTCACGAACTCGCTTCTCGGCGTAGGTGACATCTTCATCGGTCACTTCTACTACGAGGGTTTTTCCAAACTGGACATAGAGCAATCGGATTTCCGTAGGCCGCTCACCTAGAACTGTCTCACAGAGGTAGGCATAGATTTTGGCTGGCAGAAGTGCTGATGCTTTGTATTTGTCGCCCGGCACTTTGCCCGTCTTGTAGTCCACGATAATTAGGTTGCCCTTGTCATCTCGGTCTAGGCGGTCGAGGATTCCCTTGAGAATCCATCCGCCCATATCCGCTTTCATCTCTATCTCTATACCCTCGTTTACCACTTGGGTTGGGTCTTCCATAGTGAAGTAGGTGCGTATGTATTTGGCTAGGTCACGACCGAACACTTGGATACCCTGTTCGTCTATTCCCATCTCTTCAGCAAACTCTTGGGTCACGAGCCCACGAAAAATCTCTCGCATCAAGGCAAGGGTGTAGTCAAGGGTTCGCTCTTCTGGCGTTTCAGCAGTTCGATTGAACATCTCTTCGAGGATTGCGTGGAATACCGTTCCTCGGTATGTCTCCATCTTCTTGCGCTCGGGCAAGCGTTGGATAGTGGAGTATTGGTATTGGCGAGGGCAAGTCTCAATCTGATTTACTCGGCTTGGTGATACGCCGTATGGCTTAGGGCCGAGCGAGACTGGTGTGGATTCCATAGGTTCTATCTTACTCAATGGGTGTCACAGAACTTGGATGCCCCTGTGATTGAGGGTCTTATTGGAGTGGGGTGAACTCGTTGTATTCCGAGACAGTTTGGAATACAGCCATAATCGCTTCAGCAACTTCCTTGCCGCCCTCTTGGTTGCGAACGAAGAGTGAGAAGTCTTGGATAGGCGTAATCATTCCGCCCGTGTTCTCCCGACGAATAATACGAAGTTCCGATAGTTTGCCCTCGTCTTCGGGTGTCCAAAGAACGAACTCGTATGGGCCGTTCTTGGCGCGGATTTGATTGAAATCTAGTTCTTCCCAATTGAGAATCATTATTACTCCTTGTGTGCTTCTACCCTAGTTGATTTTGCCGGGGTATTTCAGCAAATCCTTTAACGGCGTGTCTTCGTCTGGGGCGTATTCCGCCTCGGTCGTGTGCCGACAGTCGGCACAGATGAGTTTGGCTATGCCCTTGACTATCTTTTTCACTCGCCAGTCGTGAACGCAGGTTTCTTTCTTTCCGTTATTTACGATACGGATTTTGTGGTTTACGGGGTCACGAACGATTCGCTTCTGGCGAACTAGTCGGTTGATGACTTCGTGAGTGGTAGCCGGACCGGGGATTCCTACGGCCTTGCCAATAGAACGGATTGAGGGTGGAAAGCCATACTTCTCCCAATACCAAATGATGTATTGGACTACTTTCTCATCTCTATTGTGGGATTCCTCTGGCGTGAGGTAGTTTCGTGTCTGGTAAGTCATCTAAAGAGGATAGCACAGTTTCCGAACGCCTGTTCGTGATTTCAGCAAACGCTTCGCCCAAGATTCCCTCTACGAGAGCCTGTGACGGAATGTTAGGGGTATAGGCCGCCAAACGCCCAACGGCTAGGTTAAACGCCATCCGATAATGGTCTCGCTCGGCTTCCATTTCAGCATAAGACTCCGCTAGCGCACGGTTGGAGATACTGGCTACTTGGAGACTCTTTGCCATAATCGAAGAGTTCTCTGCTTGCTTCTCGAGCGCATCGGCAAGTTTTTCCAAACTACGCTTATCGCCCCTAGCCATTTTGGTTGTCCTTAAACTTGTTTGGAACTACTCCGTAATAAGGAATCTGCTGGTTCTCTGGCTTAAATTGGACATAGCAAAGAGAGCAGAAAACATTGGGGTTCATACTCAAGTTCAGCATCCACTTGTGTCCTGCGCATTTAGCCATTGGTTCTCTTCATCACTAGGTTTTGGAAATAAGTCTCGGCCTTTTGAGCCTGTTCTAGCGTATCAAAGTCTGGGGTGTGAATTACTAGTCTGAACGCACCATCACCATCGGCAAAGGTTTCGATAAAGAAGCCGCTACCAGACCAGAACGCCACTTTCCTACTTACGCTCATTGTGAACCTTTACGATTCCCTCAATAATCCAATTCACCACAGGCACGGCTACGGCATTTCCCATTTCCTTGTATCGGTTGGTGGTGGAGTTGATTTCTGTCCAGCCACGAGGAAAACCTTGTAGGGCTTCGCACTCTTCTGGTGTCAAACGGCGAACCGATAGTTCACTAGCGATTACTGGCGTGTGACCGCCACCGCCACCTGAAGCGGCAGTAAGAGTTGGTGAAACGCCCTCTCCTACGGCTGCGTGTGGGTGTTGGCCGCCGAGAATTGGAACATTTCCGCCACCGGTTCCCATAAACGCCAACAAGGTTGGTGAAACGCCCTTGTGTTCATCTACAGCGCCAGTCCTACGATTGGTCACATAAAGACTGTCGTTATCGGTTGTGGACATCTACGATTCCTTTGATGACCCAATCAACGACTGGCACGGCGACTGCGTTGCCCATTTGCTTAAATCGGTATCGGTCAATTTGGCCGTTGTCTGTCCACCCGATAGGGAAGCCTTGTAGTTGCTCGCACTCTTCGGGTAGAAGACGGCGTGGCTTTGGGTGGATAGCGAACACTTGAGCGTGGTGGCTCTGAACGCTTGGTTGATGTGCTGAAATAGTGCCAGCAACATCTACGGGTGTGGCGCTAAAGGTATTTGCTTTGGCATCTTCCCTAATCGAATAGGCAAGATACTTGAGTATGTAGGCATCTTGGGTCGTTCCTACGGCAGAATCGCCCATACCAGCCAATAGGGTCGGCATCACCATTTCGTCTTTATTCTCACTCATCTTTGTTGTGAACCTCAACGATTCCGGCGATTACCCACTCAACAACAGGAACAGCAACGGCATTACCCATCTGCTTGTAGCGATGGACATTGGCTTGTTCCTTGCCATCAGCACGGAGAAGCGTGTGGTCGTCTGGGAATCCCTGTAGGCGCTCGCACTCGATAGGAGTGAGGCGGCGAACTACCGAGCGAGTTCTGATTGTGGGGTATCCCTGACCGGGCTTTCCGCCACCGAGCGTTAGGGCGTTAAATACCGTTTGCTCACGAACCTCTGAACGCTGGTTCTCATAGACCGAGAATGATTCCTCGCCCTCTGCGAATACACCCGGCACTCGGCCTGTGGTGATTGTTGTTGAGGGGTCGCCGTTGTCGCCAATACCCATACCTTGTTCTCCGTCTGGTGGTCGTGTTGCGTTTCTGATGTCAATAGGAATAGTCGTAAGTATGTTGTGTCGGTTGTTGTCCACAGTTCTTGTCACCGTTTCTGTTCCGTAAACTCTGTAGGGCTGGGGCATTTCGGGCCAAGGGGTTAGGCAACCTGTCTCTGAATTGTTTTCAGCAGTTGGCGTTTCTTGCCCCGCTTGCGTGAGGATTAGGTGGCGATTGTTATCGACTGTCCTAGTCACGGTATCGGTGCGATAAACCATATTTGGCTGACCCATCTCTGGCCAAGGGGTTAGATTCCCCGTAGGGGTTGCTGGTAGTTCTTCTTCGTAAAAGAGTGCCAACTGATTGTCTCCCATATGGGCTCGTAGGGTTGGGGCTATTTCAGCAGGGTCGTGACCCTCAATACGGCTCATAGCACCCGGCTCAAATACGACAGGCTGGATAACGCCAGTGGATTGTGGAGTTCCGGCCCGAAGTGTGTGGTGAGTATCGCTAATCGAGAAGTTGTATTCATCAAAGGCAACGGCTACCGAAGCACCGCCAACGGCTGTGAGTGTGTAAGCAGGGTCGCCCTCTTCACCAACTCCAAATCCGTTTTGCTTCTGATTCATACCCCGACCGTCTTGGATTGGGATAACGATTGGGTCGTTCTCGCTCATAGTTCCTCAAAAGCACCGAATACTGGCTCTTGCGTATCAACGGAAACCATAGGAACGCCTAGCCCGATGTAGTCGTTGCCACTTGCCGTGAGGGTAGGGGCAATCTTTTCACCATACATAGAGTTGACTCGGCGCTCTACAACTACCTTGTCGCTTCTCTTGCTATCGGTCGCCACGAGGGTAGCCATTTGGGGCGTTTCAGCATAACCGTTAAAGTTGCTACCGGAAAAGCCGATTTGCTCAACAAGAATGTGGTCTTCTTGCGAAGATGAGGCGCGTAGTGTGCCTACACCTGTTGAGTATTCAGCAAATCCTGACTTGTAAAAGGGTTGGTCGTGTTCTCATCTGTGACGGACACTCCCCCCTTTGCTACTCCGGCTTGTAATCCGCCGCTTGTGCTTTCAATGCTTGTAAAAGCGGTTCGGGTAGTTTCTTCCCCCGTCGCTCGGCTCTGGTCAGAATCCCCGCACACGCTTTCGCGCTCAAATAATACTTTTGCGGTACTTCTCCAGTCTCCAGAACGTCGGCCAACGATGAAGACACGACGCCGCCGCTGGGGAACTCCGAAGTATTGAGCATCCAACACCCGCCAACTGACGCCGTACCCGAGGTCAACCAGCGTTCCGACAACTGCTCCCATATCTGCTCCCTGCTGACTTGATAAAAGGCCGGGGACATTTTCGAGGACGAACCACTCCGGTTGGAGTTCTTCGATGATGCGCGCGACTTCGTAGAAGAGGCCGCTTCTCTTTCCAGCCAGCCCTGCACGTCTTCCGGCAACGGAAAGGTCTTGGCAGGGGAATCCACCGACAAGGATTCCGTTTCTTGGGTCAAATCCTGCTGAAATAAGTTGCTCACCCGATACCTCCGTGACATCGTTGAATAGTTTTGTATTTGGGAACTGCTTTGCCAACACTGCTTGTGCGTGTTTGTCAATTTCTACTGCCGCTACGACATTCACTCCGTTGCGCTCTAGTGCTAAGTCGAAACCGCCCACGCCCGCAAATAGTGAAACCGCAGTCATCTGTTTGGTTTCGTTAGCCATAGGACTAATGATAACTGATGTGGTGGGGCAAATCAAGCCAATAAACAAAAAATCCCCACGAACCTTTCGTGAGGACTTTTTGCTGATACTGATGATTTGGAAAGGAACGCCTTTCGGCATCCACTATAGCGACTTTCGACTTAGCCCGTGCAGCCATCCACCCATTCGGGGTAGAAGCCAGCGTTTCGTTTGTAATACCAAACGGCTACGGCACTCTGCTGTTCGGGGGTGGCGTTATTGGCACTAACGGCCTTGATACCGAGGGCTTTTGCCCCATATTGCCATAGGTAGGGCAGGAATTGGTAAAGGCCCTCTGCACCCGATTGCTGGTTCGTATCGTTGGGGTGATTACGGCTTTCGGCGTATCGGATACAGGCAAAGGTGACTTGGGCCTTGAGCGGTAGGGCTCGTGTGGGGTCAACCAAAGACGGCCTATAGGCGGTCTTATCCCAAGTCCAAGTTCGCCACTTGGAATCACCAATCTCATAGTTGATTAGTTTGGGGAAGTTGGCATAGGGGCTAGACACCGCTTTAGCGTTTACGACTATAGGGGTGATTGCCCTAGTTGGGGTGCTTGCTTGGGCTATCGGTTGTAGCCCGCTCACGGCGAAGATAATCGCTAGCCCTAGAGCCACCGCCGAGGCCGCTTTCGCGCCCATCTCTTCGACACCATCACATAAGTCTTGCCAGATACTACGAATAACACTGCGCATTACTACAGGGTTGCTTGTCACAACGCCTCCTTTGGTCGCCCATTGGGGGTTTTAACCATCCTAGTCGGTTGGGGTATCCGAAGCAAGCAACTGCTGAAATCCCTTTATTTACAAGGATTTATGCCGTTGGAGAGCCCGAAAATAGTGGGGATAAAGACTTGACAAACACTAGATAGGGGTATAGTATTACTTATGTAGTATCCGCCGCTGAAAGGACGGACACGGGGCGAACCTTGAACGCTGCGTGGCGAGAGCCACCGGTCCGCAAGCCTAGCCGGATGTCGCTTTCGGAACCGGATACTGCCTAGTCGCTGAAACCCCCTGACTTCGGTTGGGGGGTTTCTTATTCCTCGTCTTCAGTCGAGTCGTCAGTCTGGTCTGGGTGGCCGTAGTTTTCCACCGAATCACCAACCACAAGGCGTGGGCCATCAAGGGAATCCTCTAGGAATACCCGTGCGACTTCCCCACCGAACTCTGGCGAGTAGTAAACATTGGGGGATTGGGATTGACTCATATCAGCAACGCTACCAGACTTGGCTACCGTAGTTCCAGCCTGTTGCCAGCCGAGAGAGGTAGCAAAGGCTTGGGTTATGGGCGATTGGGTTATCCCTAGTTGGAATTGGGCGAACGATTCAGCACCTAACTCTTGGAGACTGCTCGTTCCGTATTTGGTTCCACCAATCGCTTTGAGGGCTTTCGTTGTATCCAACGAGAGAGGGTAGATGCCGGGCTCGTGTTTATCTAGAAAGTCTTTAACTTCACCTCTAGGAACTATTGTCTTTCCACCGAAATTGAGGGCGGGGGTCTTGATGTTTCTTACGAAACCCCTTTTGCCGCTCTCGTTTTCTTTAGAAAGGTCTACTTTGCTACCCAAAGACTTTTGGAGTTCTGGGATTACATCGGTTATTTTTTTGCCATCACTAAAGAAGTTGGAGTGGCCTAGTTCGTGGATAATCGTTGACTCAATACGGCGTTGGGAGGACATAAATAGGTCGCCCGTGTTCCAAGTTCGGCCCAACTTGTCAATCGTAAAGCCCTTAGCCAAATTGGAATTATCAGTAGCCTGAAGCGTTGCCTCGACCTTATCCAAAGCATCACGACCCTCTTGGGTGTTGATTTCACCCTTTGCCTGTGCGACTGCCGTATCCTTTAGGGAATCCCAATCGGCTTGAGCCTTGATTGCCTCTGGTGTCGTATCATCTGTTTGGTAGTTGGGGCGATACTTTTCTATGCCCGCCTTTAAGTCTCTACCAATAATTCCATAGCGGCCAATCATTAGGGAGTTTGGATTTCCCAAAGAGACAGAAGCAAGGGTGTTCGCGCCTTGTCTTAGAGTGTGAACAAACTCAACTTGCTTTCCCGTAGCAAATCTGTCAATCGTCATCAAGACGGTATTGGTGTATCGGTCGCCTATCTTCCACCCACGCGCTCTTGTGCCGATAATAGCGGTGTTGCCCTTTGCTGAAGAAAAGGTTGTGCAATTAACTATCTTCGGCGGCTTACTCCAATCTCTAGACGGGATAACTACCGAAGTCGTGCCAGTTTTCTTCCAGCCCGGCGGAATAACTCCCTTGCCGTATGGAACTTTGAGGTCTTCTTGGTAGATAGGCTTAGGCGTTTCAGCAGTTGGCGTGGCTTTTGGAGCGCGTGGGGTTGATACCCTTGGGGCTTTAGGGGCCGCTGGTGTCTTGTCTCCCGTATCGGTTTTAGGTGCTCGAGGGCGTGGAACTGGAACTCCGTCTGGCCCCATCATCCACCATTGGTTGCCTCTAAAGGCGTGGCCCTCTTTATCACCAGATTGTCCGGCTACTCCTGATTTGGAAACTTGGGTATCGCCCAGCGATAGGCGTGGGTTGCCAACCTTGTCGTGCCATTGGTTAGCAACCTTTAGTGCCGTGTCTAGGTCGCAGGATAAACGGCGAATAGGGAGTTTGTAGTCGGGGTTTGCGGCTTTTAGGGCGATTGCCGCCGACCAATAGTGGTGTCCGTCAATAATGTAGTTGTCGCTAGAAACGAGTGGAGCGCGCTCGGCGGGTATGCCCTTTTCAGCAAACTCCTTATAAACGCCACCCGTCTTCCAACCATCAATCTCTGTTTGTGAGGGCTTTAGGGTTTTGGGGTTGACCTCTTCTGCCTTGCTTACAATTCCGTATTCGCTCTGAATATCCTTGAGGAACTCTGCTCGTTGGCTTGGGAGTATTTGGGGCATATGCTCACGAAGCAAATCAGCATCGTGGTCAGTTTGGAAAGGCTTTTCTCCATCAACTTTTAGGTTCGTAATGTCGTATCCGTGACCACGAGAACCTAAGTCGTGGATGCCAGAAACCAGACCGGGCAAATCAGCAGAAGCGATTTCGGGGCTCTCGCCAGCATCTAGTTTGGAAACGATACCTGCCTCGTACTGATTGCCGTGAAACTCGTGACCGGGCGAGTCGCCCTTTTTGACTTCCGTGCTATTATTGATATCTGCCGTGATGTAGGTATTACCCATCTTGTCGGTTGCTCGGCTAGTGACTGAAACTTGCGTGTTGGGTGGCAATACCACTTCTTCCGAGTAAGCGTCAACGGCTTTCGTTCCCTTTGGTGCGTTGAGCCTAAAATAAACCCTATTGCCGCTAATAGCCGTATGGGTATCCCCACCCAATCTTCGGGATACTCCGTAATTAATCATATCTGATGGTGATATGGAAGTGGATTGGAATCCTTTTTCCAAGTAGGAAGTTCCGGGCTGCAGTTTGTCCAAAACAGCATCAGGCAAGATAGACACTCGGTATAGCGATACCGGTTTGATAATCGTTTCTGACTCGGCCCATTTCTTTACGGCCTCAAACTCCGTTTGTTGCTTGGGGCTAAGTGCTTTGTCTTTTCGCAATTTGTCGTTTATTTTCGTAGCCCATACATCACTAACGACATACTTACTCCGTGCTTTCGCCATTTCATCTTTCCAGTTAGTGGTTAGTTTGTCTGGCGTTGGTATGTTGTTGTATGAAAAGTGCGACTTCATATAAGCGATGTATTCGCTACTAGGCAACCTAGAATTAAAGACATAATCACCAACTTTTTCTGACTTGTCTTCGGTCGTTGCCCCTGTCCAAGAGTCATACTTGAGTGGCGAACCCCAAGCATTGTGGTCGTAAGAATCCTTATTGAAGTCGTATTCATCTCCGGTCCATTGATTCCCGTGGAACTCGTGTCCTACGACATCTCCCTTTTCCACCGGGTCGGTTCCGCCAGCCCAAGCACCCCCATCCACCCAAGTTCCATCGTGGATTTCAGCAGGACTGTGTTGTTCGCCCATCTGGTCTGTAAATCGGGCGGATTCGGCTAGGTCTTTCTCCGAGTTTCCCCTAGCGAGTGCGCTTACGGCATCACCATTCTCGTCATTTCCGTAGAGTTTGGAAGCCTCAAAGAATAAGCGTGAGGCATTGGCGTGAGCGTTGGCGGCCGACTCAAAGTGTTCCCTACGGCGAAAATCAAAGGCTTCTGCCGCTAGTGCTTCTGCTTCCTTTAGTTTCGCGTCCGCTTTTTTCCTATCGGTGTCGGCATCTTTACGGACCGCTTCTGCGGCCTTTTCAGCACGAGCGACCATCTTCTTAGCCCACGAGTAGCCAGCATCTCCACCCCACGCATACCACGCCACCTTGCCGGGGCTTGGCTCGTTCCAATGTGGGGTCTGCTTATCAACGCCGTGCCTATCAAAGTAGGCTTTCATACGCTTTAGGGTTTCTAGGGATACTGGGTGTCCGTGAGCGAGGTCTGAAGCCCTTTTACGACCTACCGAGGTAAAGTTCCTACCAGCCTTGCCGTCTGCTATCCACTCCAAAGCCTGTTTCGCTGCTTGTTGAACGGCTTGTGGTGGGGTCTGTGAGTCAAAGGCGGCCTTAGCCACCGCGATATTTTGGATTTTGGTGAAAGCCGCAATCAATCGGTCGAGGTTGCCGATTAGGTTTCCAAACTTTTCTGTCATACCCATTTGGGAAAACAAACCACCGAGAGCAAGCAGTTTTGGCTTTAGGATTTCCAAACTACTTAGGGTGACTCCGCCGTTCCAAAGGATAGTAATCAACTCTGGCTTAGGCTCACGAGGCCGGAAATTACAAAGGGCGTGGTCAATACCCACTATGTTTCCGTTATCAGCAAACATAATATTCTTGGGGCGTCGGTCTGCGTTGGCTACTAGGTAGTCAAATAGTCGTAGGGCTACTCCTTGTGGAGTGTCGGGGATATCCTTATCGTTCATTTCAGCACCAGAGCGCCCATCAATAAACGGCATAACGATACTCTGTGCGTCTTTGCTAGTGAAGTGGCAGTCACGGATAGGGGCGTTCATTACTTCGCCCACACGAGCCGCTAGGTATTCCTGCGCACCGAGAAGTTCGCCACGATAGAGGCGACCAGTCTTGTTCCCGACCCAATGCTTGAGTCGCTTCTCAACTCCGTTAGAGCCATCAGCAAACTTAACGAGTTGGAAGCCGTTGTTCTGGTTTCCAAAGAAAGTCGTGCCAGAAATAGGGTTGCGGTCAACGATTTCCGTGTTGGTGAACTTTACGAAGTTCGGCTGGAAGACTTGCTTTTCCAAACTACTTGACATAGTTCTTTACTCCACCGTAAAGCCATTGGTTTGCGCTCGTCACGGGTTGCTTGTCGGGCTGAATAAACTTCTGTCCGTTTATCAACTTCCAACGGTTAGGTAGAGGTTTGGAACAAGTAGCGCACATACGGCTCTGGGTTCCCGCCGTGAACTGACCAGTTGGCTTACCTTGAGCATCACGCTCAATCCAAGTTGGGGGAACGCCGATGGTGTTCTGGTGGCCCGAAGCACAGATAGTCATTAGGGTTGCGCGCCAAGGGTCGAAGTGACCTACGCCACCGACCGAGTGCTGGTTGCCACGAAAGACGTGGCCAGAGAAATCACCCTTGATGAACTCACGATAAACCCCATCTGGGCCAAGCAAATTGCCTCTGCTGAAATCTGATGCGTTCGTCATAATCCTATTATTTCACGGATTTTGATAAAACCGGTGGCTTGGTATCAAATCCTTGTAGGGGAACATTGTGTTCCTTATCCCAAGCGAGGCCGACATCCATCGCTTTCTTCCAGTCACAGGAGAGTTGATAGACCGGGAATTGAGCCGACTTTCCTGCCAATTTCAGCGCAACGGCAGCGGCCCAAGTGTGGTGTCCATCCACTACATAACCATCTTTGGAAACCAAGATTCGCATATTGTCGGGAATACCATCTGGGTTCTTCTTCATAATCGCCCCAGACTTGTCGCCGTTGATTTCCTTTTGGATTGGCTTTAGGGTCGTGGGGTCAACGGACATTGGCTTTACGGTGATTCCGTCTGACTTCTCAATATCCTTTAGGAATTGGGGGCGTTCGCTCTCGTCAATTTGGGGCATTTTGCTGCGAGAGTAGCCCTTTCCGTCTAATCCCATAAGGCGAGTTCCGTCAATACGGATGTTGGTTATGTCGTTGCCCTTTGAGTTCGTTCGGGCCATTTCAGCAATCAAGGCGGGGAAGTGCTGGGCGGAGATAATGGGTTGCTCGCCACGAGTGAGCGCGAAGTGGATTTCTCGAGCCCAATTCTTTATGCCTTTTGGAGAGGTATCGGCTGGGTCGCTCTTTATGCGGGTGTCGTGGTTTGGAAGTTCGGCGGGCTTTGGCTTTTCGGCAACTGTCGGCTTGATTGATTCGGTGGTTTCAGCAGTTCCGTAGCGACCATTTGCCTGATAGCGACTCGAATCTACCTGTCGGGCTGGGGCTTCGCCACCACTCTCGCCCTCTTGATACTGATTGCCGTGAAAAGCGTGACCTTTGGTATCGCCAGCCTTTGCTAGTCGGACCCACGCCAAGATTTCAGCATTGATGTCCGAAGTCATAACGGGCCTTTCCAAACTAGGATTCCCGATACTTTACCCTACTGAATCAAGTTTCCCTGTTCGTTATAGGCCCAACCGGGGATTCCCTCTAATTGGCGTAGGGCGTTGTCGCCCGTGATTAGTTTGTGGAAGAAGTTGTCGGAGTGTTGCCAGCCGTTAGCCGTAAGGATTTCACCACGATGCTCGTTGTCATAGCGATACCCAGCGGCCAAAGAGCCGTCTTTGTATCGGCGTTCGTAGTAAATCCAATCCATACCTAAATTATAGCCTTCTTGAACCAGACATTTCCAACCGAGTCAATTCCCGGTGGGATTTTTACCTGTGCGAAGCCCGCTCGCATCTTTTCCTGCCCCTTTTCGTAAACTGGGTCGGTCTTATCTAGTTTGCGAATACTGTCATATATTTTGTGCATCTTTTCAGCAGTATCAAGGCTTTGGAGTGTGTGGAACTGAACCTCAAAGACCATTCCACTCTTGGGGTCAACGAAGTTGGCATTGATGCCTCGGTATGAGTTTCCCGGCCTATCGTGGAAGTAGTTTTTCACCATCTCCGTGCCGTTCTCGTCTTTGTATGGAACGAAGCCCTTATTGGCGAGGCTCTGTATCATCTTGTTCGCGCCGCTTGCTATTTCCTTTTGTGGCCAGATAACCGTATAGCGAACGAGGTCGTGGATTTCTCCGGCTTCTTTGGAAAGGGAGTTAGATGTGATTTCAGCAGTCAAGCCCTTTTGGACAGAATCGGCGGTATCCCTAACCGCCTTTTCGGTAGCACTAGAGAGTGACTTTACGGCAGATTGAGCGCGCTTTCGAGTTCCGCCACTCTCTTTTACGGATTGAGAAATCGCTTTGGTGATAGCCGGTTCGTATTTAGCGGCTTCTGCGAGAAGTGGTCGGGCTACTTGGATACCCATACGGATAACAGCAGGAGGCAACTTCATATCCTCGGTGAGTTTCTTTACTACTTCTTCCGTTTCTTCTTCAGACCCGGGTAGTGGCTTTGGCTTTTCAGGAGTGCCATCACTCTTGCCCGGCCCATATTGGTTGCCACGATAAGGGTGTCCGTCAGATTCACCTTTAGCGACATCTTGCTCATCATCTTCGGGTGCTTTTGGCGTAGGCACGGAGATTGCGTAAGCCGAATCCACAGGAACATTGTCAGACACATTTGCTGCTCCCTCTGGCCCAAACGAACCTTGATGTTGGATATTGGTTGCGTAGGTGTCAGGTAGGACCATAGCCCCACGATTTAGAACCATTGTGTAGTTGTGGTGGGTATCTTTCAGCGCATCGTATCCCGCTAGGGCTGGGCCGATACTCTTACAGTTGTTGTCTCCACTAAAGATACCTTGCTGGCTTCCCTTGCCATCAATTCGGTTGATTTCGTCATCGGTGTATCCAGCATCCGACATAATTTCTCGGAGATTGTAGTCAGGGTGGTCCATAGCCGAATACTTGCCGTGGTCTTCCCTAGCCGTTGCTGATAAGACATCCAATTTAATCATTGGGCCGTTGCCAGATGCGTTATAGACATTGTTGGGGTCAACTAACTTGTTGCGAAAGATACAGGTATTTGTTCCACTAGCCCCATTCTTTTGGGCGTATGAAACCGGCACATCTTTGCTCTCGGATGTGTAGAACGCCGCACCGAACATAGGACCGCCGTAGCGTGGGAACTCCCCGTTGTAAAGCGTCGCTAACTTCTGCTGAAGTGTTTGGGTAGAACTCCGAGTGTACGAAAGACCAGAGTAGGCGACCTTGCCGGGTGTGGCCTTAAACTCTGCTTCCGATACGACCTTTGGAAGACCCGTAAAGCCAATCATTTTCAGCATCGCTGCGTTGTCTCTAACACGGTCGTTGACTTCTACGGTTTTGGCTTGTGCAACGGCATCTCTAAAAGCCTTTGGCTGGGTGAGAACCGTAGTGAGATTCTTTACGAATAGGGGTCGGCGTTCTTTTGGAACGAGGATTGCGGCGGCGATTTTCGAGGCGGCTTCGGAAGCCCGCTTTTCCAAATCAGTTTTGGGTTCCCACTTTTCAGCATCGGCAATTCGTTCCTGAATAGACTTCTGACCCTCTTCCGTGATAACTCGGTTATCCTCGACCTTTTTAGGCTCTTCTGGCTTGACTTCCTCTACCTTTGGGGCTTCGGCCTTTGGTGCTTCATCAACGGGCTTAGGGGGCGTTGTAGGGGTTGTAGCGACCGGTGTAGGGGTTGGTGCGAGTGCTGGCGTAGCCTTTGGTGCTTTGGGGGCTTTTGGTGATTTAGGGGTCGAGCCAGATACCTTTGGTGGGGCTGGTTTGGCAGTCGTTTTAGGGGCGTTTGGAATAGGCGTGTTCGGGCTCGGATAGAGTCGTGCCAATTCAGCAGCCAACGCTGCGCCCTTTAGGGGCTTGTTAGTCGCTGGGTCACGGGGTCGTGGAACTGGTTGACCCCAAGGGCCCATAACAGTCCATTGATTGCCACGAAAGTCGTGACCGTCTTTATCACCAGATTGACCAGCAACGCCAGCCTTAAGGATAGAGAGAATATCTTTGTAGTTCACGAGTAAACCTTAGAACACTAAGGCTCTTACTCGCCTACGATTTTCTGGGCATCCTTAGCAGCGGCGATTTTGGCGGCCTCTTGTTCCTTAAACTTCTTTCCAAGTTCAGCAGCCTTTTCCTGTGCCGAAGCCTTTTCGTTAGCACGAATAGAACGAGCCTGTTCACGGAAAGCGGCTACCTTTGGGTCTTCAGGGTTTGCCTGCTTGACCTGACCTTGGAACTTCTCGTGCATCATAAAGATTCCACGAGCGTTTCCGGCGGCGGCCTCATAAGCCTTCACAGCCTCTTCCATCTTCGCAGTGGCAGTCTCAAGGTCGCCATCAGCAACGGCTTTCTTTGATTCTTCCTCTGCTTGCTTAGCGAGTCCAAGTTGAACTGGAATGTTCTTTTCGTAGCCACCAACGATGGTGTTAAAACCCTTTTGGGTTCCCGCCTTTGGCATATTTATCAACGCGCCACTAGTGCGTGGGTTCCAGTTGGGGTCACGGGTCTGTGCGGCTTGGCCGGGCTTGATTGGAACGGTGCGGGCTTCGCTAGTGATTTGAGCGGTTTCCTGCTCCATCTCTACATCGTGCTTGTCTGCGGCCTTAGAAGCATCAGCGGCGTTTGCTGAAAGTCGGTCTGAAGCGGTTGGCAAGTTGGCTAGTTCGCCGTATGACATACCCTCGGTCTTGACCTCATTACCGTTTTTGTCAACATAGGGCTCGTAGCCCTCTCCGTCTGCAGTTAGGTGGGCAGTAGCGGCAGAAAGGTGAGCGTTGGCGGCGGCGATGTGGAGGGCGATACCTTTCTTGTCACCAACTAGCCGTGCCTCTTTAGCGGCAGAAAGGTGGGCAGCAGCAAGAGCATCGTGAGCATTTGCCAAAGCCTTGTGGTCAATCTTGCCACTTTGGAACTTGTCTATCGCATCTTGAGTGAGTAGTGCCTTGCTAGCGCCCGGGACATTACCCAAACGCTCGGCATCGGTCTTTGGTGCGGTCTGCGAGTTGCTAGCGACTTGAGCAGTCTTTCCGCCACCACCTGCGGTGTACTGGTTTCCGTGGAACTCGTGACCATCAACATCACCCTTAGCCAAGACATACTCTTGGTAAGCGGCCGACTTTTGGAAGTCACGGGTCAGAAGCGAAGAGGTGCTGAAAGCACTCATAGCAACTGGCATCTCGTCTGCCAACTGAACGTGGTCTGAAAGGTCATCGGGGCTAATCATTCCGTTTTCACAGCACGAGCCACCGTCACCCATACAAGATGGGCAAACAATCAACATTGCAGCCTTAGAAACTTTCCAGTCTTCAAGCAAATCAGCGAGTTGAGCGCGCTTGGTGTCAGAGAACTCACGCTTAGTGATGAAATCTGAAGCAGACTTTACAACTTCCTTGTTGTTGGCCTTGCCACGAAGAGAAACAATCTTTGAGCGAATGCGACCGGCTTCAGCAGCGTGAGCCGAGTGAGCATCCATATTGCCAGTCTTACGAGCCATACCTGCGAGGCGCTCGTGGGTGTCGGCAAGTGAGTCAAGAACCTTTACTGCGCCCTCTGGGTCATCGCCAGCCATAGCATCAGCAGCATCTTCTTGGTCGCTAGAGCCACCAAAAGACTTCTTCTTCTCATCCTCATCGTACTCTGATGAGTCATCGTCTGATGAGTCATCCTCATAGTCATCTTCCATAGAAGCCTTCTTGCGAAGACCTGCGAGAGCGGCCTTAGCCTTGCGAACCTCATCAGCAGCGACAGCGGCGATTTTCTCGCTGTCACGGAATCCGGCAAGTGCGTTGTTGTAGGCAGCACGGAGTTCAGTAGCGTTGCTTGCTGACTTCTCAACGGCGGCAAAGTAAGCCACCTGTGCTTCGCTCAAAGACTCTGTAGCCTTACGAAGACGGAAGTTAGCGTTGTCTAGTGCTGACATAGCCTCAACCTCACTACGAGCAGTCTTAGCAATCTGCTTGCTGGCAATCTCGGCATCAATAGATGCTTGGTTGCGTGGGGTGTAAACCGGCTTGAATCGGTCGCCAATATTCATAAAAGGAGTTCCTTTCGCTCTACGAGAAAGGCTACACTACGATTTCCAAATCGCTATTGCTTACCTACCCTAGAGGTGATTCGCCCATAGGGTCTTCGGAGTCTTCCTCTGGGAATACATAGTTATCTGGCACGGCATCATCTAGCCAGCCGAAATCCTGTGGGTGTTTGCGTTGCTCGGCCAAAGGCACATAGCGAGGCTGTTTCACCACTCCGTCAACTACCTGCTTGTAAAGCGGGGATTTTAGGAGTTCCTCTATCTCAAAGGGGTTTCGCACGGATTTTCTAGTATCAGTAAGAACTAGTGTCGGGGAAAATATTGGCTCTCTCAAGACGAGCGGCCTCACCACTAGCGGTAAAGGCCTCTTGGCTCTTCTGCTCGGCATCAATAGCCTTTTGGTCGGTTCCGTCTGGTGAAACCCCAATAGCATCCTTAGTAAAAGCAGCGGCAACCTCGTGTGCGTGAGCGGCATCTCGGTGGGCCTCGGCAATATCGCTATTTCCAGCCTTGTCATTTGCCTTTGCAAGTTTCGTGTGTTCCTTAGCGATTTGAGTGTGTTCTTGCACGAAGGCTTGGTTTGGCACGGTGCGCCCTGTTTCCAAAGCGAGACTTGCGGCCCTTTCACGCAAGGTGTTAGCGGCCGTAAGGTTGACTGGCTTGATGTACTTAACGCTTGAGGGGTTGCTACGAGCCTCGCTAGTGATTTGGGTAGTCGTGCCACTAGTGCTTGTTGGGGCAACCTTTTCAGCATTGGCCGCAATCGAGGTTCCCCCGTGAGCCTCGGCGCTCGCAGTTGCGGCATCATCGCTAGTGCGCTGTGCTGCTTCCTCAGCATCTAGCGCACTCTCCGAGTGTGGGTCGTTCGCAAGTGCTTTTGCCGCTTCTTCGTGTGCGTCTGCGGCGTTAGCGTGAGCAATAAAAGCCTTGAAGTTGTCAATAGCGGCTTTTGCCACAAGTGGTTTTTCCGCTTGCGTTAGTGGCATTTCGGCTGCTTGGTCAGCGAGTTCCATAGCGATACTCTTGTGTCCTTCAGCGATGCTCTTGTGTTCCGCAGCGATTGACTTGCTAGCACCCTCGTCATTTGCTCTATCGGCAACATCATCAGCACGGCCAGATAGTTTTCCAGTTCCCTCGGTGTATTGATTTCCACGGAACTCGTGGCCGGGTGTGTCACCCTTTGCGATGTCGAAGTTCCAAACCTCTACGCCGTCTTCTGCGATTTCAGCAAACCCGCCAACTGACTTATACATATCTGGCAGGTCGGGTGCGTGGTCACGGGCATCTAGGTTGTTCGCAGTATCAATAGGGTAAGTGTCGGCCTCATCAACGGTCACGCCATCAAGACCAGCATCGGTAGTTGATTCAGCAGGAGTGTTCTCAAGAAGATGAACGGCCTCAATCGCCTTTTGTGCGAGTGCATTTTGTTCTTGTGAGAGGGCGAGTAGTTGGGTGCGCTCAATCGTTCCGTAAGAAGAGGCGCGTAAGTAGTAGTCGGCAGAAGTGAGGTGGAGTTGCGAAGCAGTCATAAGGGCGTTAGTCGCCTTAGCCTTGTCGCCAGCCATTTCAGCAGTGAGGGCAACTGCGTAGAGTGACTCGGCCTTAGCGGCATTGTCCTGACCAAAGGTGAGCGACTCGTTAAAGAGTGCGCCGTAAAGACCCTTGTTCACAGAGCCAATCCATTCGGATGCGGCGTTGAGGATTTCATCAGACATAGGCAACTCCCTTGCGTTCGTTATAGATAATAGACCACAGTTGATAAATTACAGGGCGTATTGGCGTAGGCGATAGAAAGCGCGCTGGCCCTGCTTCGCTTCATCGGCTTTTTGCTGGATTTCAGCAACACTATGCTTGGCGAGGGTTTCCTTGAGTTGCTTTACTTGCTCGGAATTGAGTTGTAGCGGGGTCTTGTCTTGGAAGTGACCAACTAGTAGCGAACCACTAAGTTCCTTGTGAGCGATACTGTTTTCTATAGAATCAGCAAGATAGGTAGCCTGCACCAATAGTTTTTCTGCCTTAGTAGAGGCATACATAGGGTTATCGTCATCGGTGTCTTTGGATTTTTCCAATTCCTTACTACCGTTGACAACCATAGAGTCAAGACCATCTCTATAGAACTTAAAGTTGATATCGGCAAGTTCCTTACCCGCTTGGGTGGCTTGGTCCTTAAGTTTGCCAATAAGTTCTTGTTTTTCGTCTTTGCTGAAAAGGTCTGATTTGTCGATTGCTTCAACTCCGCGCGTTAGGTAGCCGAACGAGTCATCCAAAGTTCCCGCGGCTTTAGCCTTTAGGGATACATAACTATTGGGGTCATCTTGGCCGATGTCACTCATATCCACCTTTTCGGGCATACTCCTTGTTTCCGCTAGACCTTTTTCCAAAAGAGATGTTCCACGAACAGCATTGGAGTAGGCGGTGCATTCTTTCTCAAACCTAGATGCCTGATTCCACTCGTTTTCCAAACCACTTGTCGCTGGTGCGCTTGATGAATAGTAGCGAGATTCTTTTGAGAATAGCCCTCTTGCTGTATTGGCTGCACTTGATGCTTCGGTAATAAGTTTGTCGGCCTTTTCCGCCACGGCTGGGTCTGTGTTTCCGAGGTTTTCACGAACGAACTTTAGGGAGTCACTAGCCGTTTTTAGGTATTCCTTACCGATAGCCAAACCAGCGGTCTTTTGTACGAGTTCTAGTTGGTTCGCTAATCCGATAGCGTTGCTCTGTGCTTTTGCATTTAACTCTGGTGATGAAGCACCACCGTAGTTAGATAATAGGCCGTTCCAATTCGACTTAGCCTCGCCAACCGCCGATTGGAAAGTGCGATAATCGCGCTCGGCCTTTTGGGTGTTCTCATAGGCGCTCTTATCAGCAGTTGCCTTACCTATGTTCTTCATTGACCCGTCTAGGGTTGCTTTTAGTTCGTTAGACCTAGCGGTATTTAGGAGTGCGTTTGCTTGTTGAGAATTGTCTCTTGCCAACCTAGCCTCATCAGTATTGCCTAGTCTGGCATCACTAAGTATTCTGTAGGCGTTCGAGTAAAGACTTTTTGCATCGGAAATCGTTTGTTTCTGTTCCGGGCTGATGCTGAATAGGTTGACTCCACTTAGGTCAATCGTCTTACTAGCCTTATCGATGCTCTCTTTGGCGTATGAAAGTGTTATTTGAGCGAAATTATTTGTGTAATGTTCGTCCGCTTTCCCAATAGACGCTTTTGCTTTCTCAACGATTTTTGCTTCAGCATCTTGGTTAGTAGTGTCTCCACTAATCCGATAGACTTGCTCAAGAAAGGTGTGGGCAGAGAGGGCGTTCTTCGATGAGTTTCGCAAGCCGACAGTTGCGTTATACCTATCTTCTGGGCTCGCACTTTCGTCTTGCGCTGTTTTGGCATCTTTCTTGGCGATTGAGTCTATCTGCTTGACATCGTTCTGAAGAACCTTTAGAGCCTCTGGGCGAGGGTTGTTCTTGTTGTCAAGAAGCGACTTGGCTTTCGGCATAGTCACGCCGGGCATCGAAGATAATTTGTTGAGAACTTCCTTGTATCCACGATTCAGCGCGGATGCGGCCTGCTTGCTCATTTGCTCGCTAGTTAGTGATTTGTTCCAAGAAATACGAAACTTCATATTCCCGCTAGTTATATGGCTTAACTGTTCTTGGGAACGCTGTAAGTTGTCTTTGAGTTGTCGCACCTCAACGGAGTCGTGGAATCCGTCTATCGGAGTTTTGGGGTCGCCACCGTTTCTCTTAATCTTTTCTTCTAGTTCAGATATTGTTGTTTTAAGAACGCCTACTTTGGCTTTTGCTGATGCCGCGTGGTCAAGGGCATCGAGCGATGCTTTTGCTAGGTCGCCATCAAGGGAATATCCGTGAGAACGACCATACCTACGACGGCCCTCTCTTTTGAGCGAATCCGTTTCTCTAGCGGCTCTATTCGCTTCTTGTAGGTGTTCAGCAGAGCCTAAGTCGGAGTATTGGTTTCCACGAAAGGGGTGGCCAACATAGTCGCCCTTGAGGACCACAAACCGTTCTCTAACAAGGAACTTTCGGACATCTTGGATAGATGACATTTGTTGTTATTCGCCATCGTAGTCATCGTAATGATTGACCGCATCTGGCCAGCGAGATTCGCTATAGCGCGCCACTTTCAGCATTTCGCTGGCTTTTTCTTGCGCTTGCTTGGCGGCTTCGGTGTCGCCACGCTGCGAAGCAAAGTGAGCCATTACAGAGTAGGCATTACTAGCCGATACCGCCGCTACTTTGGCGCGTGAGAGAACGACATCTTGCTTGTCTTTTGCCTCTTCGTATTCATCTAGTTCTTCCGAGTGTTGGGGGCCATAACGAATAGGCCTACCGTCTTCATCGAGGTCATAGTCTTTTTTGACCATATCGTACTTAGCCTCAATGTCTTTTTCCATAGCATCAGCAGAAGCAGTGTACTCCTTTGACTTCGACTCGAACTTGGCTGAATCAGAAGCGGCCTTTGCCTCGTTAGGTTCTTTTGAGGGGTCTTTCGCTATAGCGATAGCCGCACGAGAAAGCGATAGTTCCGACTTGTCAAAGAGTTTGGAAATCGCATCAACTTGTTCTCCCAAACTGCTTTCGTGACCCGAATAGCGTGAAATCGCCAACTTCGTTGATAGAACATCCTCGCCTTTAACGGCGTCAAAGGCTTTTGGTTCGGAAGAGCCGAAAGCAGGATAGCCATCATCCGCCATTGGGCGAGGTGATTTGACTGAAACCGCCTTGTTTGCCGAGTGGCTCATTATGGATGCCGCACCACGCAAGTTGTCTGATAAAGCCTCAAGCGACTTAGAGGCTTCTAAAAAGTGCTTACCAACTTCGTCTTGTCCGAGTTTCCACTCGCCTCCACCAAACTTGTCTATCGTGGGTGATGTGTCCGAGTGAACGGCTGCTGAACGGCGAACTCCAGCAACTAGAGAATCCACTTGGTCGGCCAACCCCTCAAGTTTGCTCTGTGTTTCTTTTAGTTTCTCTGGGGTGACATAGCGCGCAAAAGAACTATATGAGTTTTCCCCATACATTCTGTCTTTGTCGTACTTATCTGCTGGTTTGGCTCGCAGCGTAAATCCCTGTGGGTAAAACTTGCCATTTAGTTCATCAACTATTGACTTGAGTTCTCCTGAAAGCCCACGAAGTTTGGAAATGCCCGCGATAGCACCACTCGCGTCGGTGTATTGGTTTCCATTGAACTCGTGACCGGGGGTATCTCCCGAGCCCGGCCCGCCCTTAGCGATTCGGACCCAAGATTCGATTTCAGCAGCAAAGTTTTCCATAGTTCTATTCTTTCACAGGGTTGTGATTTTTCAGCCAACCGACTTCTTAAATCGGTCATTTGCGAAGTAGCCCGTATCCTTGCCATCAGTTCCACGATAGAAATCGTTGTAGGCCTGTGTAGCGTCCGCCACCTTATCGGCTACGGCTGGGGCATCTTTGGCAAATTGACCAGAGTGGTAGTAGTGGTTCGTGCTTTGGAGATTCGTGCTACGAATAGCGTTGCGTAGTTCAGAAACGGACTTAGAAGCACTAGTTAGTTTGGAAATCAGGTTCTTGTAATCAGCAGAAGTGCGAGTTGGCTGGTTTCCTTGACCCTGAACGAACTTAGAGCCACCGGCCTTTGCCTCGTTCTTGAGGTCTGTGATTCGGCTTTGGATAGCCTCTCGGATACTTCCCAATTCGCCACGAACTCGGCTAGATGCGTAGCCGTGACTCATATCAGCAAGTTTGGACATCGAGTTTGAGGCCAACTTTAGGTCTTCCAAACGGCTAGAAGTCATACCGGCAATCCGATTACGGTTCGCATCCGAGTTCGATGCGCCTGCTGGGGAATACTTGTCGGCTAATGATTCAGCAGTCACGTTGGCTGGTCGTTCCGTTGCTTCACGCCCGGTTCCGAGTTTCTCACCCTCATCAGGGTCTTGGCGGCCCAATGATGCCGCCTGTGTCTGGGCAGTTCTAGCAGCAATCGCTTTCTGGTCAGCGACATCACGAAGACCCTCGGCAATTTTTTGGTGCTCGTCAGCAAGGGCGTTTAGGTCTTCTGGCTTATCGCCAGCGACCGCAACATCTAGATGCCTATCAGCAACATTCTTGGCCGCTTGCGCTAGGTAGTTTGGCGCGCTGTATTGAGTCTGATAAGGGTGCGAGAACTTATTGGGGTTTGGGGTAGGTGTTGGAGTAGCACTTGGGGCGGTGGCAGTTCCGTTGGCTAGTGCTTCGACATTCCTACTAGCCCGAATAGCCCTACTAGTTGCGGCTTCAGCACGGTCATCGTTCTCATCACTAATGTAAGTGTGTGCCATTGAGTGAGCGTTGTGGGCATCCTCGTGAGCGTTGCCGGCCTCTACGTGGGCGTCAGCCAACGCTGGGTTGGTAGAACGAACTCTATTGGCTTCCGCAAAGTGTTCATCTGCTATTTCAGAGTGTTCATCTCGTAATACTGGTGAACCCGGGTCGTGCCAGATACCATCAACTAGTGCGTTAGCCCTAGCAGCGATTTCCGAAGCACGGCTAGCGGGGCTAGTCTGCGATTCACTAGTGATTTGTGTCGTTTCGCTAGCCGACTGATACTGGTTCCCGTGAAACTCGTGGCCAACCACATCGCCCTTGGCAACACGAATCCACGATTCTACTTCAGCAAAGAAATCCCTAGCCATTGTTTTACTTTCTATTGTTCATATAGGTTTCGCCCAGATTAAACGATGCCCTATCGGCAACCCTCGCTGTGTCAGCAACGGCAGCCACGCTTGCCTTTGATGGCTCTTTCGTTCCAGCACTAGCCGCTTTTTCACAGGCTTTATACGCAGCAATGTGAGCATCAGCAGCCTTTTGGTATTCGGCTTTCTGTGGGCCGCTTTGTGCTTTCCCTGCGTAATACTGGGCCAACTGATAGTGCTGACTCGCACCCACTTTGTAATCCGCTGGGGTGCGAACTTCTGTGTCGTCTGGGTGTCCAGCACCTATTACTAGGTGTTCGTGGAGGGCAGAAGCGATATAACTCGCCTCGACATCGCTCTTGATGTTTCCTGCGTTTTTGACACTAAAACCGTATAGTGGCTTAGCGACATTTGGACCGCCGTTTTGAGCAATAGTGTCTTCGTGAGCCGCTTCTGGGATAATGTTAGAAGAGGCATCAGTAGCAGAGCCAGATGCTTCTTTGGCCGCAGCGATAGCGCTATCAACATTGAGTTGACTTGGGCCGTATGTGCCATTCAGCATATCGGCAACTACGCCCCACCGTTTAGCGGCGTTGTAGTGCTCATCAGAAGCGTCGGCGTGACCGATTTCAGAGTTGAGGTGAGTCTCGTCTTCGTTTGACAAACGCTCTGCTTCTTTTTGGTGTTCGATAGCCATATCCCAATGGTCTTTTCCAATCTTGGAAGCGACACTAGCGGGCATAGTCTTGTCGAACTTGTCAATCTGGTTCTTCTCGTAAAGGTCGTTTGCCTTAGTAGCGAGGTCTTTCGCAGCACTAGCAGCGTTTAGTGGTGCGGTCTGTGATTCGCTAGTGATTTGTGCCGTTCCGCCAGCCGACGCATATTGGTTTCCTCGAAACTCGTGACCCGGTAAGTCGCCTTTGGCTACTGGCTTGGAGTATGTTCCGCCACGACGCTTGTATTCCTGAACGACCCAGCCGTTTGCCACTGCTGATGGATAGACATCAAACTTCTTCTGGGCATCGGCCTTTACTTGGTCGTATAACTTCTGGTTGTCAGGCTCGCCTTTGCGGTCTGAAATCAACTCGGTGTAGTCGGGCTTTGCCTTAGCAATACGAACCCACGCCTCTATTTCAGCAAAGAAGTCATTAGCCATTGTCACGGGCTCTATACTTGGAGCGCAAGTAATCTAGAACTTTGCTTGGGCTAGTGGGGTTGAATCGGTTTCCCACGCCACCCTCTTGATGAGTAGATGGCCCTTGTTCTGGTTGTGTGATTTCTGGCATTCCGTGTAGGCGAGTTCCATCTGGGTGCCATTGGTTAGAGCGGAAAGGATTGCCTGCTTCGGGTTCTTGATGGCCGTCTGGTGAAATAGTTGGCCTAGTGGTGTAGGGCGCATCCGGCGTTCTGTGTATTGGCGGCTCCCACTGATTAGTTTGGAATGGGCTTCCTACTCGGTGTTCGGGGAAGTCGGGGTGTAGTGGCAAAACCGGGTGGTCGCCGGGATTCCAGTCGCCGGGATTCCAACGACCCTCATCTACACGGCGCGCTGGTGCTGAACCGCCACCTTGTCCTTGTGAATATTGGTTGCCTCGGAACTCGTGGCCCATTTGGTCGGCCTTAGTAATAGTTCCACTAGCAATATCCGATGCTTTAGTGGCCCTAACCGAAGCATCAGCAGCCGAGTCAGTAGCACCTTGAGCGGCTTCTTGATATTCATAGTTATTTCCCGCAGAGGCTCTTTGGCTATCGGCGGCCATTTCGTGCTCTTCGGCCGCTTGCTTGTGTGCGTCAATCTCGTTTTGCAGGTCAGCGATGTGCTTGTCTGCTGAAACAACTGGATTCTTTTCGTTTTCTGCCTTAAAAGTGTCTAGGGCCGCCTTAGCATCGCTAGCGGCATCCTTGTGGCCCTGTGCGATTTCATCGTGTTCTTGGGCGACCTCTTCTGGCTCCATTCGCTCGGCGTTTTCTGCCAAGTCGTTAGCACGGTCAGCCAAGCCACTTGTGCTTGGCTTGGTCTGCGAGTCACTAGCGATAATGCCACCAGCAATTCCGTCATTGATAGGGCGCTCGTAGTTGATGTTGTCGGCCTTAGCAGTCGCAACACCAGCGGCTTGAGCGAGTTTGGGGTAGTTGTCGCCACCCAAAGTAGTGGCAACAGCAGCATTAGCGTGAGCGTTCGCAGCGTTCTGGTGAGCGTTGGCTAATTTGTTTAGCCCATCTTCCCTAGCACTCCTAGCGGCGTTAGCGTGGCTATTAGCGAGTTCGATGTGAGCAACGTGCGCATCTGTCTCTGCGTCTTCTTTGTGAAGAACTTGGTTGGAAAGGCGAGCAGCCTCGCTACGCATCTTGCTTGTTTCAGATGGTCCAAACTTTACATTGGATGTTCCGCTTCTAGTTTGCGAATCGCTGGTGATTTGAGCGGTCTTCGAGCCATCTAGGATTTTCTGCGAGGCCGAAATAGCACGAGCGCTCTTTCTAGCGGTGTCTTGCGCTTCCTTGACTTCTGCTTGGCTAGGGGTGGTGTCGCCACCACGATTACGGCGGTCGTTTGCCGTTTCAGCAGCCAAACGGTGAGCATTGGCCGCCTGAATATGAGCGTTTGCTAGTTCCGTGTCGCCAACTTTGGTTGCCTGTGTTGCGGCGCGTGTGTGCAAGGCGGCCAACTTTTCGTGGGCGTCCTTGAGGTCTAGGTGTGTTCCCCACATAAGGTCGTCATCACCAACGGTTCCGTAGTAGCCCCGTGTCTTTGATGACTTAGAAGTACTAATCAAGTCTTTGAGGTCGCCGTTTGCTGATACCGCAGCCTTTAGTGCGTTGTTGATACTCGTGTGAGTCCTAGCGAGGTTTGCTGCTGGGCCGCTTGCGGTCGGCTTGGTTTTTGAGTCACTAGTGATTTGAGCGGTCTTCCCGCCACCACTACCTGCGGTGTATTGTTTGACCAGTGCTTTTAATTCGTTTTTTAATTCGGGGGCGCCTTCACCACGGAAAGTTCCCATATTGGAGAGCAAGTAGTTGACAACGCTCTTGGCACTGTCAAACATATAGTTGTCTTTGATGTCGTGGAGTTGCTTTAGTGCGTCTAGGTATGGTTTGGCGGTATAGTGAACGCCATTCTTGCTGTTCGCATTCCAAACCTTTTCGATGTCACGAGCAATCTCGTTCAACGGACGGTGCCCAGAGGGGGTGAGATTTCCACCACCGCCCTCTCCAGCCTCGTACTGGTTCCCGTGGAACTCGTGGCCCGGCAAGTCTCCCTTAGTGACTGCCTGCTCGTCTTTCACCTCTGCGTATTTGGCGCGCTTTGCTGCGCAGTCTGCCTCTGAAGTGCAAGGTGCGTCACCGTGCATTCTGTGCCAATTGTCGTGGTCTTGGTCGTGTCGCATAACCGTTGCGAGCGACTCGTTGGCATCTTTAACGATGCGAATCCAAGACTCAATCTGCGAGAAGATGTTTTCTGACACGGCGGCCTCCAAGTGGGGAAGTTTCTGGGTAGATACTATCCCCTACTTTGGAAAACCCTAGTCGTAGATAGGGGGATTAGTTGTTAACAGCAGGGAAAGTCGGAATATCGGTTGGGGCTGGCATATCAACTTCTACGCCCGCGCCTGTGCCACCCATTGAGTAGCCACCAATCTTTCCTTGCTTCACCAATTCCCAAGCCCAAGGCTTCCAAAGAACGCCGAGGAAAACGGTTCCAGCGGGGAACTTAGTATTGGAAACAGCACCAGTCCCGGCCTGAACCATTGGCAAGGTCACTTCGTAAGGCCAAGTCATAGCCTCTACCCACTCACCAGCAACGATATCTACATTGTGTTGGAGTCGGATATCACGGTCGCCTGAACGGACATAACCCCAAAGGGCTTGCTGAAGTTCTGATGGGTCGGTCCATTCGCCGTGTGCATCTGATGAGTATGGAACATACCAAGGGCCGAGCGTGTAGCGCAGGTCGGCATCCTTACGGATAGTGCCGGGAATACTGTCGTCTTCGTCTTCTGCGACTTCACCAAACTCGTTGAGTGGCTCTGGCATCTGCTCGTCAAGAATAGTCATATTCTCTGGCATCTCTGGCTCGTATTTGCCGTTCCAAGAAGTTGAGTCAACGTGAACCGAGCCCGAACTTGGCTGCGATTTCAGCATCGGGCCACTAGCGAGTGAGTCACGGCTAGGGGCAGAGTTGGGGTCGGTAATGGGCGCGCCGTAAGTGCCATCGGCGTTAATGCTCATTCCAAAAGGGTTTGAGGATTCGTCTTCTGAATCGCTTGAGTCCTCTGGCAAGTCGCCGTAAGCCATACTCTCTACTTTGGAAACCGATGGGTTCTTCATAAAGGCTTCGGTTTCAGCAGAAGACTTGATAAGGACTGGAACAATATTGAACTTGCACCATCCGCCCTCGGCTGGCTGAACGGCTACCCAGTCACAACCGCCATCGTAAGCAATACAGTTCTTACAGTTCTGGCCGGATGCTTGGTATGGAGAGACGTCGGTGTAGTTAGCCTCGGTAGTAGGGATACGACCGATATCCTCAACGATTTCGTCAAGGCTTTCAGCAAGTTCTACCTGCCAAGGGTCAAGGCCGTCTTTCCAACTGTCGCCAAGAATCGCATCATCGCTAGACGAAGAAGACGAACTGCTCGAACTTGAGGAAGATGAGGAACTACTCGAACTAGAGGAACTACTTGATGAGTCATCAGCACTTGAGTATTCGCTGTCGCTACTGCTACTGCTTGATGATGAGGAAGAGGAACTGCTTGAGGAAGATGATTCCTCGGTGGAGTCGCTGCTACTAGAAGATGATGAGGAACTACTACTGCTACTTGATGAAGATGAACTCTCGCTCTCGCTTGATGAGTTATCGGTGTTGTCGGGAGTCTGAACCGCACCGATAATTGAGGCAACTGTCTGTGGGTCGAGTTGGACTTGGACCGCGCCATCATCGTTCATATCAGCAGTTGGCTCTACGGGGCTAGGGGCAAAGGAGAATGGGAAGCCTACGGCCTTGTCTAGCGGCTCACATACATCAGTCTCGGCGGTTGAGCCACAGACTACGCAAGCGTGAACGCCGCCAAAGGCATTGGCGCTCTTAACAAAGGGGTGTGACACGGAAGCCAAGCCCTTAGCGATATTGCGAGAAATCAAACGCTGTTCAGCACCAGCCGAAAGTTCGGTTTCGCCAAATACCTTGCCAGCCAACTTTTTCCAAATTGGCGACTCGTCTTTGACTTCCTCGTTGGGAATAAGAACAACGGACATTTCGCCCTCGCCCTTAGAAACAGCCATAACATCTGCGGTGAGGTAGCCCTCTCGTAAGAGGTCGGCAGCACCCTCACGCACATCTGCGTTTAGGTTCTGGTTCTTAATAATGTCGCCCAAAGCGACATCAGCAACTACATCAAAGATGCTCACTTGTGACACGGCCGACTCCCTTGTGGTTAGTTCGTTCATTACTTTACCCCACTCTTTCCAAATCTCTGTTTAGTTAGAGCGTGGTCGCCTAGCGGCCTTGAGTGGTGATTGAACTCGCAATACGCTTTTGCGCTTCTTAGCAAACTTAGGACTGATAAACATAATTCGCTTCATTACGAAGTCGGGCCTTGATTGTTGGTTAGAGGGCCGTTCATACCCTTGTCGTCTTTGGTCTTGCCCTTAGCCGATGGTGGAACTTGTCCAGTCTCACCGGGATAGCCGTGGCTGCTGATTTCCGATTGGATTCCGCTACCGCCCGATTGGTCGTTGACCCCGCCCTGTGGGTTCTGAACTGGTCCGTCAGTTGAGTCGTCGCCACCTGAAGAGTCGCCCTTTACGCCAATAAAGGGGTGTTTCCCTTGCATAATTTGGTCTTGAGCGAACTGACCACCATCGCCGTAGCGTAGGTTTTGGGCCATACCATCTGGCTGTGACATAAAATCGGGCAGACCAGCGAGTTCTCGCAGGAAGTCTTCCAAGTTGTTGTCTGGTGTAATCAACTTGTTCTGGGTAAGGGTTCCCAAGAATCCGCCGAGTTCCTGTAGGTCAACGGCTGTGACCTGACCATAAGAAAGGGTGGGGCAACGCTCGGTGTCGAATCCGTTTAGGTTCATTAGGCGAGGAATAGCGTGGCTATTGATAACTTCAGCAATTAGGCGAACCCACGACTCAACGGCGGCCATAAAGAGTTCTACTTTGGAAGTTCCTAGTGAGAACGAGCCCACGCTCTCGTGACCCAACATAATGAAGTCAGCCAAGACGGTCATTGAGATTTGCTGGTTGTAGCGAGAAATAATCTGGTCGGTATTGAACTGACGGTTTCCACCGCTATTCAGCAACTTAAAGTCGATTAGTTGCTTGCCGTTCTCATCAAACAAGGTAGGGAGAACGATTCCCTCTGTTTCGTTGCGCTTGACATTACGAACGATTTGCTGCATCGCTTGTAGTGCCATCTTTTCAGCAGGGGTGGCGTTGGAACTTAGCCACTCGGCGGGAACATAAGCGACTGGCAAACCAGCGAGGTCACGCTCTACTCCGACCGCCTCGAACTCTTCGATACGACGCTTGTAATACCAAGACTTAAAGGCGTTGCGAAGAATAGAACGACCCTCTGGGTTTCCACGAGCCGAAGTCGTGCGGAACAGCAAACCCTTTTCAATCGGGATTACATTGAGGCGACCAGTAGTGGGGTCGCGCTGAATGAACGCTTTGATTCCGCCGCTCTCATCGAATTGCCACTGCCACAAGGAGTCTTGCGCGCGCATAACAATCTTTCGCCAACCGATTTTGTTGTCGGAGAACTTAGAGCGCTGTGATGGGTCTTTCTGATTCGGCCCCTTGCGCTGTTTGTAAACAATCTCGAAGAAAGAAAAGCCGTAAGGCAAGAACGAAAGAATTGCAATCATAAACTCGTGCCACGAGTGACTCATATCATCCATACACTCTTGGACAAACAACGCTATCGCACGGTCTTCATCAGTTGGTGTTGTGCCAGTCGCATCATCGTAAGGGTCAACACGCCAGTCAACTTGGAGAATAATGCGCTCAATAGCGAACAGCATCGCACCCACGATTGGGTCGTTCTCCGACATATCACGGTAAGCAGTAAGGGCTTGTTTTCCTCGGAGTTGAGGAAGGATATCGTCAATGACGAATCCACCGGTGCGCCAAAGACCGGAAGCACCGAGTTCGGCGTAATTATTTACCTTACTCTGGTCGTCGGGCATCTCTACTCCGTTGGTCTATAAATTGGCTTGCTTCTATAAGGCTACTACCCTTTTTCAGCATTGAACTAATCCGGCGTCGTTGACTTGGCGAATGTCCGCCCCAAACTCCGAAAGGCTCATCGATTCCCTCTTCCAAACACTCGTATCGGACCGGGCATTCCAAACAAAGTTTTCTCGGCGCGGCGAGGTGATTCCCACCGTGAACCCCGGCTTCGGGATAGAACTTATCCAAGTGCTCGGCGTTAGGGGTCTTACATAAAGCATCTTGTTTCCAAACTGACCCAAAGAAAGCCTTGAATAAATCAAACTCAAGGTAAATCGGCGTTTCAGGGAAGTCGAAGTCGGGCGTAAAGCCGAACTCGTCTTCTTTATTGTCGCCGTGGTTTGGAAAGGTCACGTTTGGAAACACTACAGCATCTTTTTGCTGAAATGTTGTGAAATTGACTTTTTATGTGAGAAATCCCCTAGACCGGTTCACTCGCCAAGAGGAGACAAAAGGCTTCGTGTGTTCGCTTGTTCTCTGGTAAAAAGGGGTAAAACCAGAAACTCGCTAGGTCTAGGGGAAACTCTTTGATTAGCGGTTCTTAGGGTCAGCCGAGGCTTCCCAAACGGAATCCGCCATCAACCTTGTGCCTTAAAAGGGCTCCTCGTCAAAGGAACTCTGGGCAGTGGCGGCCGGTGCTGAAGCGGGCTTGGAAGCACCACCCTCGCCACGAACGACCTTTGTGACAGAAGCAGTTGACCAACGAAGGTCTGGGCCTGCCGAGTCAACCTTGATGCCGTAGGAACTGCGCTTGTTGCCGTCCTTGTCTTCCCAATGGCGTTGAGTCTGGGTTCCGGTCACGAAGACACGAGTTCCCTTTGACAACGAGTTGACAAAGTTTTCAGCAAGCGAGCCAACAAGAGTTGCGTCAAAATATGACACTTCTCCGTCAACCCAGTTTCCTGCGTCGTCCTTCTTGCGGCTGGATACGGCAACTGTGATGTTGCAGTAAGCATCTCCGCTCGTGAAGAACTTGATTTCTGGGTCAGCAACTAGGTTGCCTACTACTGTGGTGTTTGCACCGTTGGACATTGAAAGTCCTCTCTCTCTAATAGGTAATGCGTTTAGTTTCGCCCATCATCTTGAAGTAAATGACGAACGGCTTTAATTGTATCAAGAGAGCGCTTCACTTGTCCAGCCTTTTGGGAAATTATTTCTTGCCGGATTTCGTAGGTTTCCAAACCAGTTTCTTCCTCAAGCCATTGAACGGCTCGATTCAGCATATCCAAGCGTAGGTTATCCAAAGTGATAGCCGAGCGAAGACCCTCTTCTAAGGCAATTAACTTGATATCTTGCTCGGTTATTGGTGGCTTTTCCATAGTGGTCTTCACCACTGACGATAACACGCTAGTTTGGAAAAACTACCGCCGAAAGCAAGTTATTTATGGGGCAACGCTTCGGTGAGAAGCCGCAAGAGTTCTTAGCCCGTCCATATTAGTTTTGGCGGCCGCTAGAGCCTCACGCAAGGTGGATAGGTTGTTGCGAGCAAGCAACGCCGCGCGTCGAAGTTCGCTAGTTGCTACAACAGCAGTGTCATCAACGGCGGGGGCGGTTATTTTCTTACCCTCTTCGTTCGCATTAAATCGTGCGAGCAATCGTTGTTGGGCGTAAGCCGTTTCGTAATCAGTTTCAGCAATCGCAGCGTCGTGACCAGCGGCCCGAATCTCGTCTGTCAATGCCTCAATGTGTTCCTCTAACTTCTCAATCCGTTCCTGAACTTCACCTTGAGTAAGCACTTCTCTCCTTTATAACTATTACAAATCTATGGCGTAAGCCTAGCCTCTAGCGAGGCCCAAATCCAGTTAGGCGTTGGCTTCTTCGGGCTTTGGACAGTCGGGAAAGGCAACTTCAGGTGCGGCCCACTCACAGAAGCACTCCTGATTCCTCGCCACATACTCGGCGTGGCTACTTGGAATATCCCAAGTCTCTTCGGTGAGTTCACCATCTCGGAGTTCTCTTTCTCCGCCCCAGCCTTGTTCTTCCTCGTAGTGCCAATAGACGGTAAAGCCGTTTTCCTTGCCGTGCTGAAATAGCCATTCCATAATCTTCTCTGGTGGACTCCAAGGAGTTTGGAAGTGATACGAGAGGTGGATACGCCCATCGATTTGTGGGAGTTCCTCAAGGGTGGCATCTATCGCGTCCCATTTACAACCCCAATTCTTGATGTTCCACCCATACCAACCGAGTTCGTCATTCATCTCACGACCGGGGAATCCTACGACCTCGTTGTAAGCCACGAGGTCGGTCGGTGCGACTATGTTCCAAAAAGAGAATGGTGATTCTACGGTTTCTCCCTTAATCTCGTAGGGCTTGCCGAGTTTGTCACGCAAGGCTTCTATCTTTTCCTTGTCGCCAGTAATTCCAACGATGTTGTAGCACCAATTAGGCATCGCTCTCTTCTTTCTTCTTGATTTGGCAAATGTATGACTTGTCGTATGGGCCGAACGCTTGGAAATCACCTACGCGCTCGAAGCCTATCTGTTCTAGTCTTTCGTCTAGATACTTGTATTGCTCAAGTCCGTCTATTGGTCCAACCGGGGTGAACGATTCATCTACGGTTGCGGCAATAGAGCCATCAACGATACGAACAACTTGGTAGTCATAGGCAGGCACTAATTGAGCATACCTACCCATAACTATTACGGAGTATCCGCTACTCATTACAGCACCCCCAATCGCTTCGCGCATACTGGACCCAAACCCCTGTGCCGTGAGGCGGGGACAGTCAAGGTCTTGAGGCAAGCCAAGCAGTTGCCCGACTCGAAAGCGTGAGCCTCGGCTTGTGCGAGGAAAGTCTCACGAGCCTTGTCAACGCCACCGGTCAAGAGATACTGAACAGCAGCGAGGGTCTTCTCGCTCACTTGCTTGCTCGCCCACTTCTTTACGCCTTGCTCGGTCAAGAAACCGAACTTGGTGTAGTTTAGTTCGTTGTTAGGGCCGGTGAGAACGGCAACGATAATCTTGTTGTCGGCCCAAGCCTCTTCGCTGAACTTGAGGGTGGTGTGGGTTCCGTCACCGTGTTCTACCGTGTAGATGCCAACTGGAATCTTGTTGATTGGTGCGGTGTTGGGGAGAACATTCGTGTTCTCGGTGCGGCCAGAGACAGACTTGCGTGGTGAAGCCAAGAGAGTCTCGATGACTTGGCTCGCATCCGCGCGGGAAAGCAAGTCGATAGTCAACGCCTGTAGTTCGGCTGGCGCAACTCGTGAGTTGAGCAAGTCGTTGATGTAGGCAATCTGCTTGTCAGTCGCCTTTACTTCATTCATCGTTGTAGTCATAGTGTCTCCTTTACTTGTTTCTACATAATCCACTATACAGGGGTGTAGTGACATAAGCAAGGATTTCCCTAGATTTCTTGAGAATCCGCCCGATTTTGGCTGATTTACAAGGATAATCTAGATACTTGACTAGGGTTTAGTATTGGTGTAAGATATTTATGTAGGTATTTACAAAGGAGACATAGATGGCTACATCACAGGAATACATCAAGGCAGAGTTCGGCTCACTCGTGGGGGCGAAGATTACAAATGTTCGCCCGCTCACTGATGCTGAAACCGAAGCCTACGGTTGGGATTCACGCTTCGGCGCAGTTCCTTTCGTCATCTTCTTGGACAACGGCAAGGCTTTGATTCCAAGTTCAGACGAAGAGGGCAACGACGCTGGCTTCATTTTTGTTGAGGACACCAAAACGAAGTAGATTTTCCAAATCAGCACTTAGCCCGCCCGATTGGGTGGGCTTTTTGCTTTAGTGGGTGTGGTTCTCTTCGTCTAGTTCGTGGTGCATCTCAACTTCATCGTTGAGTTCTTCTAGGGACTGATGTGCGAGCAAGAGTGCCGCTTCCGTTTCAGCAAGTCGCTGCTTGGTTTCCAAATCATCGTGGTCGGCTACCCACTTCTCGCCAAACTTGACTCCCACGACCGCACCAAGAAAGTTGCCACCAATCAAAGCACCGATTTCGATTGGTGATGTTGAGAGCGCATACTTGGCGGCGTAAATCCAAAATAGGGCGTAGATAGCCTCGAACATACCGCTCAAGATTGCTCGGTTGCGGCTCTCGGCCTGAACCATCAGCGTAGAGGCGATATTGGAAAAGATAAAACAGAAGAATGTGATTAGGGCAATTTTCATATGATACCTCTCTCGACCTCTTCGCTATATGTGTTGAGAATCTCTTTCGCATACGCAACTAAATCCGCTGGGCGTTTACCCGCTGGTTGAGATACTACCCAAAGTTCTAGGTTTTCTATTCTGTTGTCTGCCCTATCACCGTTTATGTGGTGAACACCCTACGACTCGTATTCCTCTGGTCATTTCGTTAGACTATCAGATTACGCACGAATTTTAATCCCTCATAGTCACTCGAAGAGGCAACGTGGATACCGGCGTGACCTCGGTGGTGGAACTCGCATAGGACCAATAGGTTTTCAGCACTCTCAACCCAAGCACCCAACTTGTCGGGGTCGGATACGCCCGGGTATTGGCGTTCTAGCCAACCAAGGTCAACGGAGTTCATAATGGCGAACTCGATGTGGGCGTGGTGGAGTTCTAGGGGCTTGTCTAGCGAGCACTCGGAGAAATCACCACGAACGATTCCAATGTGGCACTGCCACTTCACGGGGTCTTTCTGCCACTCTCGGCGGATGTGGTTGAAATCTACATAGTTTGGGTCATCTTCGCGCGCTTCGTGTTCAGGGAAGCGGATTGCGTAGTTGTGCGTGACCTTTTGGATATGGACGGGCGTGGGCTCGTGATTACTCATCAGCACCGTCTAAGTGGTTTCGCTTGACTTTTCCGTGACCGCCTAAGTCAATGTGTCGGTCTAGGCGGCGTTCGCTATTTTGGATATCTTCCTTGATATCCTCAACGATTGCGATAATCCGAGTGTTTTCTTTTGTGTTGCCCTCTTTGACCTCGGCCAACTGCTCACGGAGTTTGTCAATGTCTTCTTTCTTGGCAAGGTTCTTGTTTAGTTTGGAAAACCCGCCAATGAGCGCGCCAGACATCAGCACAAAGGCAAGAACCGTTTGCCAAATGTTGTATGTGTTCTGATTGACTACTAGACCGAACATTAGAAGACCACCTTGTATTGATTCGCCTTAAGGACAGCACCCATAGCCGCCATATTTGTTGCTTGGGTAAGTGTAAAGCCGTGGCTTAGATAGAACGAACTTGCGGTTTGGGTTGCGGCGGACCATTCACCATCAGCCTGTACGCCAATAGTCTTTTGCCACTTCTCAAGGGCAATTTTCGTGGTTCTTCCAAAGTAGCCATCAGCAGAGCCAGCGGGAAGCAGGCCAGCAGTAATCAAGACTTTCTGAATCGCTACAACTTTCACACCATACGAACCACTCGTGTAAAGCGGGGTTGGTATTTTGTTTATGCCGGGTTGTGGGGGCTGAACACCAGCACCAGTCCAACGAGCGAACCAAGCGGCCACAGCCACGCTCACATCATTTGGGTTCTTCGTGCCGAGGAGTCGGGCAACGCTCGTGTATTGCCACATAGACCAGCCAACGCCACGCCAAGCGGCAGGGAGAACGGGCAGGGGCAGGGTGCAGACACTCGTGACCTTTTTGTAGCCGAGCGGATAGGCCGGAAGCCAGAGGGTCCAACCCTTGAATAGCAGAGATGATGACCAAGGCTGGAAAGCCCCCGTGTAGATGATTGGGGTGCGATTGGTTAGGTAGCGAACTCGGTTGAGCCAAGTGACGGCCCATTGTGCGGTCGCTGCTGGTGATTTACCCTCAACCTCAAGGTCTAGGGCCGGTGGCAACTGACCGCTCGCCCCACCACTCTTGACGAAAAAGTTGGCTGCAAGGGTGGGGTCGGTGGTCTTAGGTTGGGCGAAGTAGTAGTTGCCGTAAGGGATACCGGCTTTGGTAGCGGCTTTGGTATCAGCAGCCCAATAAGGGTTGATGTAGTGGTAGCCATCGGAGTTTTTGATGTAAGCACCAGCCACGCCAGCGACTAGGAGTTTGCCCCAGCCAATCGGGTGAACATTGTTTGATGAGACATCGATAATGCTCACCCAATTCGCTTTGGCACAGACACTTGGAGTGCCATAGGCAGTATCTCCAAACCCCATAACTAGCGATGCTGATAACAGTAGCCATACGACAAATACAGATAAGTGTTTTAAGGGGTGCGCCATACCTCACAATTTACAATGAGGTTTGGAAAATCCTAATTCGCCATCTTCGCCAAAAGTGATTTCTGAATAGATGCTCGTTTAGCGATTTGCTTTTCTCTATAAACAATGCGACACGCTCTACACGGAACTTCACCTAAGTCGATGTGCAACTTAAATCCAGTTCCACGCACCTTGATTTTGTTTCGGCACGGTGGTTCTTCGGGCTCGAAGTTTGGGTTCGCTGCTAAGTGTCTACGCGCCGCCATAATGCGATTGCGCTCGCTCATATTTAATCCACCCCAATAGCCAGATGGCTCTTCGGTCGCTATTGCTTGTTCAGCACACTTCTCGTTTACAGGGCAAGTATCACAGAGTTGGAGAATATCTATAGAGATTTCTTGTTCCCTAATTGGATAGAAAGCACTTGGGCCGATTCCTACGCAACTCCTTTTTTCTGACCAATTACGAATATCATCATTGGTGTATTTAGCCACCAGTTCTCCTAGTCTTGGGAAAAGTCGCTGCTAATAACGCAACGAATCTTTTGTAATCCCTCAACCTTTGTTTCCGACCAAGAGCCAGAGGGGGTCAAGTTGTTGTTCTCATAAAGCATTTCAGCAAAGTCTTCTTTGTCGGTGGGTATGTAGCCGAGCGGCGTGATGCGCCCCGCTAATACTCCCTTGTATCGTTCTACGAGGTAGCCATCTGCCACTCCACCAATACTTCTATTGGGGTTGATACGGCGATAGATGGTTCGCCTTACGACAGTCACTAGGCGTGGTCGTAATAGGCGACGCGATACTCAATCTCTTCAGACTCCCAAGGGGATACAACAACAATGTTGTGCTTCGTGAAAAGGTGGTCTTCGATTTCAGCAACCAATTCTGGCGTGAACTCTGGCGCACCCGGCGCGGTCCAAAGGTGGACCATATCGGCAACTCGTTGGTCGCCCTTTCCTACATAAAGTTTGTAGGGGTCGTTATTCGGCGGAAGCGAAAATACGACGACATTATCTGTGGGGCTACCCATAGTTGTTCTCCTTTTGTTGATGTTGTCGGAGACACTAGTGCGAGCGCACCACTCTTGTCAAGAACCTACTTGTCGTATCCCGCTAGAACGGCAACGACCGTGACGAACAGCGCAATAGAAGCGAAGAACATTATTCCTCGTCTTTGTATTGCCCGGCAAGCAAAGCATTGAACTTGTCAAAGCCAAGTCGCACGGCCATCTCTTCTTCGGTTTCGTGGTTGGTGAAATCAGTCATCTTGTCTCCTTTGTCTGATGAATAGATTATAGTTCCAAACTAAACCCTAGTCAAGTATTCAGAGCATTCTTGACTTTGGTTGTGGCCGCCGACTAAACTAGGGTTATGTCATTAGACCAACAAGAAAAAGAATCAGCACCAACGCAGGAAACAATCCTGTTCGTTGCCTACGGAACGCTACGCAAAGGCGAGCCCTTACACAACTGGATTGAGCAGTCAATTATTAATGACCTCGGCCCGATTGTAATCAAGGGGGCGAAACTTTACTACCAGCGTGGTCATCGCTCTTACCCGGTTCTTCGGTGGAGTGGGTCTATCGCTGACAAGGCCGTAGGTGAATTGTATGAACTCACCCTCAACGATGACACAATCGCTATGTTGCGAATGGAGTCGGGTGCGGGCTACACAATTAATGAGGCAAGTGTGGAGACTCCTAGCGGCGAGTTGCTAGAGGCTACCGTTTGCACTTGGCAATATGAAGTCGGAGATGAAGTTCCGAACAACGACTGGTGTTCGGTCGAGAGGAAAGAGTGGTGGCGATAATGCCAAAGAATCAGTTTTCACAATTTATGAACGAAGAAGATTACGACTATTGCTCTAGTCAATTCGGTATGGATATGAACCAAGTTCGGGGTATGAAAGATGTCGAGTGGTTCGACTTCTTTGATTGCACCCCCGAAGACTTGCCTTACTACCTCTTCGGTGATGCTCGTATGAACGAGTTGAGCGAAGATGCCGAGTTTATGGCTCTCCTAGACGGCTTTGCTGAAAACTTTGAGTATGAAGATGACTTCTCTATCAACGAACGGTTTGATGAACTGATTGAGGCTTTCGGCTCAACGGTCGAGGAAGAGCAAGACCTTTGGACAAGCACTTTCAGCAAATACTCTCCACCTACGCCACTCCGTAAGGCACTTGCCACGAAGCCAAGAGGTCGGAACAAGTTGGGAACAGGCCTCACGGCTAAGGCTAAGAAGCCAGTTCCTCACTACTTTGTGATTATCAAGTAATGTCAGACGAACTTCAGTTTTCACCAGAAGAATCCGCACTCGTTGATTCGTTTGCTGCGGGTATCGCACTCGGAAGCCTCGCCGCTTTCTTCGCCAAAGAAACTAGGGAAACCCCGAATCTTTCGGTTCTAGATATCTATATGCGTAAGGCTATGAAAAATAGTTTGGAAGAGGCGGGCGAAACCCTTGACCCAAACGAGAGCGAGACTATCGCTTACTTCCAATTCCTTTGCACTGCCTTTAGTAATGAAACGGGTATTGATTACTACGCCGTTATCTCGGCGTTCTATGGCGCAGCGGCCACCCATTTCAGCAAGAGTTCGGTTCCAGTCGTATGTGGCGTTGTTCCAAAGGATTTGACTATCCCCGAAGAGTGGCTAAAGGAAAACTAAAGACCCGGGTTGATAATCTTCTTCTGCGGGATATACAACTTGGCAACTTGGGTTGCGGTCTTAGCCGTTTCTACGGCCTCGTCATATTCTCCGTTTAGACCCTTTGACAACTTGGCGATAATCTCTTCAGCACTCTGCTTGGTCAATTCGTGGATTACTTGGATAGCGCGCGAAAGCATTGTGCGCTCAATCTCGTGGATGCGAAGAACTTGCTCAAGACCTAACTTGACCGCAATCTTGCCGGGGTCGAGGCCCTCGAAATCCAAATTGGTTTTAGTAGCCTCGTTGGGGTCTGGTGTGGTTGCGTTTTCGTCTGTCATACTGTCTCCGTCTTGAGGTCTTTTATTCCGGCTACTTCTGCCATCACATTTTGCGAAGCGTGTAGCGATTCCACCAACCGAGTCATCTCTTCGTGAATATCGCTGTCGGTCGCTATCACAATCCCCATCTCGTTGAGAGACATAACTAGATTGTGTAGAAGACCTTGCTGAATCACGGCAAGGCTAACGGCAGAAATCAGAGCCTCGTCTTTGGCGATGCGCATCTGTAAGCCATCGGGTAAGAATCCGTCATCAATCGGGCGTTTCCTTACCAACCAAAGGGCGAGTCGCTCTCTGATAGTGAGTCGGTTCATAGGTAGAACACTACACGCTAGTTATCCAACAGGGATACCAGATTTGCTACCTCTTGGGCTTTTTTATGGAGTTGGTGAACGGGCTCGCCAGCACGAACTTTGGAAATAAATACTTCCCCGGTCATACCGAGTTTGACTTCTGCGAACTGGTCAATTCCGAAGCGGATTTCCTCTTTGCTGAATTGGGTCAGAAATGATTGCTCGTCAAATAGGTCGGGTTCCATAGCCCAACAATAACAAGGGGTTTGGGCGGTCCTTGCTAATGTCACACCCCTTTGGTAAAGTAATAGAGTAGGGTTTAGTGATAAGGAGACACTATGAGTTATACAAAGGCAGACAAAAGCGCGGAACTTCGCTACGAGTGGGAAGTCGAGCAGCGACTAACTCGCCGTGCTGAAGCACAGCGCAAGATTGCCGACAAGCCCGCCAGCGACAAGCAGATGGCTTTCTTCCTCTCGCTCGCAAAGGGTCGCACCACTACCAAAGTGGGAAAGAACGGCGACTCTTGGCAGGAAGCAATCGACCGCGTCCTCGGCAAGATTCAGGCCGATGCCAACTATCGCCCACGCAACGCTTGGATAAGCACAGCGATTGATGCCCTCAAGGGTGAGGAATCAGCCCGCCGATAGAAGTTTGTGGGCGTATGACATAACTTCATCTAGGCTCCCGCCAATGATGTTAGTTGTGTCATCGCCCCACTCTTCGTCATCTTGGTAGAAGACCTCGAACCAGCAGTTATTATCTTGCTGGATTTGACCGCTTTGGATTAGTTCGGCCAACTTCGTATCATTCTTGGGTCTGATGTTTATGTCATCGGAGTATCGCCAGATATCGCCCTTGTGGGTCATACGCATTTCACCACAGCAATAGATATCTAGGGTCTTGCCCCGGTATGTGTATGTGCCTACGAAAGTGTTGCCGCCATAACAGAACCAATAATCCGTAGTCTTATCCGCTCGGATATCGAAATCCGTTTGGAATACGCCGGGAACTTTGGCTCTGTATTTAGGCACTCGCTTTGACACGCCTACTTCTTTTTGCTGAAACGGCGAGGCTTCGTGTCCGTGTGGCGAACGATAAGCATTCCCTCTGGGAACAAGTTTCGTGTCTTGGTCGGAACCTTTTGATTCCTAATATTCCCAACGATACGGAGAGCCTCTACGAATCCCTGTGCGAAACCGTTTTCGTAGTCTTCCTGCTTTGTTTGTGATAGGCGTATGTGGTGATTGGCCTCTACGCTTAGGCGATAGAACGCCTCATCAATTTTTCTTCCCATTGTGTTCCTTTCTATTGGTTCTCTAGAGCCCAGACCGAGACACCGAGTATCACGATAATCAAGCCGACTAGAAGTTTTGAGACTAGGGGGATTTTGGAATCAGCCGCAAAGATTACGAGGATTCCGAGAAGCACCGTTGCGCAAGCGGTAAACATAGCCCAGCCGATAATCCGTAGCCAAATATCGGCAAACTTTTGAGCGGTGGTCTTACGACGCCAGCGAGTCTGTCGAATAGCGCGTAGGGTGTCCTTTTCACGCTTCTTGTAAAGTTTGTCCAATTCATTCGGGTCCATTAGTTCACCTCTCCTGTTGTGTCTTCGGCATAGCCTCTAGTGGCAATCAGATACTCTTCTGAAGCCGTTGTAAAGGTCAAGTGGCGGTATCGCCTAAGCGAATGAACGCAGTCAATCAAGTCGGATAACGCCCGGTGGGGGTTGGCGTGTTCGCGCCCCTTGCTCTCTAGTTTCACCAAATCGTAGACGTGCGGAGCCCAACGCTTGATTGTGAGCCCGATAGATGACACATCAAGGTTCTGATGAGTGAATCGAGCCATAAGGCGTGGCATACGAGTCTCAAGCATACGGCGGTCAAAGTGAACGCTATTGCCGCCGAGTAGCAAGCCCTTGCCTAGACCGTGCTGGTCAAGGAGTGCCAAGATTTCCATTTCAGCAACCTTGATATTACGACCGCCGAAGTGCTCGAGGTCGTCAAGCAAGCCCGAACGATTGTGCATCTCTGTCACATAGTTGTCCATACGGCGCAACTTACGCTTAGGGGTCTTGATAATCGTGGAGTATGAGCCGACCTCATTGAGTTCGTCATCGGTAATCAGCACGGCGATTTCCAACAATGCTTCTTTCTTGTAGTCAAGCCCTGTGGTTTCGGTGTCTATCCAAACAATCATTGTTGCCCTTTCGTTGGAATGTATCGTACATACAGGGTGTAGCACGAGTCGTTCTCGTTCTTTATTGAACGGAACTCGTAGGGGATTTGCTTCATCTTGATTTTGTCGCCCTGCTTTAGTTCCAAAAGTTGCCACGCTGTCTTGCGAGAGTATGAGGGGTTCTTGGCATCGTTTTGCCATAGGAACCAAGTGCCGGGGTTTTGGTGAAGTTGCTCACGGCGAACCCCGACTTTGGCACTCGGCTTACGGCCTCGCTTAGAGGCGGGCGGGTCGGCCTGAATCATAAGGTCTGACATTAGTTCAGCACCTCGTTCAGATAGGCGATTACTCGGTCGAGAGTATCGCTCTGTCGCCAAGCCATAGGGTCGTCGCCCAACTCAAGCGGGCGGAACTTCTCAAGACCCTTGATGATTTCCTCTTTGTTGCTCATTACATTGTCTCCTTTAGTTGAATCAGCAGTTCGGGCTCAACTCGGTCGCCGCAAGAAATACAGCGTAAGTTCTCCCAGTACTTGCAACCGCAGTAGCAAGCCACTACGCCCTCAAGGTCTGCGTCATCAATCTCTCTTATGGTTTTATATGCCATATACCCACTATAGCAGGGTTGAGTGACAAAGCAAGGATTATTTATTTGGTATCCAGTATTCCCCACTACGAAGAAGGGGTTTTACATCAGGAAATAGTTTGGAAATCCCTACTATTTCCACGCCCGCTTCCCGAAGCATTGTTTCACCAGCCTCGATAGATTCCCCCCAGCGTTCGGGGGTATCAATCTTGTAGCGAACCAGAGTCGTGACTCCACTTTGGATAATCCCTCGAGCACAATCCGCACAGGAAGCCCAGATAGCCACCATCGTCAAGCCCGCCGTGCTGATACCAGCCCTCGCTGCGGCGTAGAGAGAGTTCCTCTCGGCGTGTTCGGTATAGAGATACTTAGTCGGGGGTTCTAGGCGCTCTGGGGGCGTTCTAAGGCCCTTTGGGAAGTCGTTGTAGGCGTAGGTCGGGCGAAGAATCCAGTCGTTGCGTATCAGCACCGAAGCGTTCTGGGTCGCACGGTCTGGCGATTGGAGTGCGGTGACAAAACAATCCCGCATAGCCCTTTCGTAGATGTTATACATCGAAAGGTTCGTTGGTTGTGAACGACTCGTATGACCAGCCGTGCGGTTCGTTAATCGTAAAGGTAAAGGCAATCTTGCCCTCGTCAGGCAACGGCTCTCGGTCAATAACTGATGTGACCTTGTAATCGGCGGCCTTAGCGTAGGCAAGTGCGAGTTCGTTTGGGATATCAGCACCGACAAACGAAATCTTGATTGGGGTCGGTTCTACATAGCACCAATTGATAGTTCCGTCTTCGTTAGTTCCCCACTCATCGGCTTGAGCCCAGCCATAGACTTTCGCTACCTTGAGTGCCGCTACTCGGTTCGCATCTGTATCGGAGTTCTCGATAGTGGCGATATCGCGCTGACTAACTAAGAAGCCCTCTTCGTTGGCACGAGCCAGTCGAATCTTGCCGACATTCTTATCTACCTCTAGTAAAAGTCTCATTTCTTTTTGTTCTTTCTCTCTAAGGTGAAATCTCTAACGAGTTTCATATACTTATCTTTGATTTCCCCCGCCGAGGTTCGGGCCGCTTCCTTAAAGTGGTAGAGCGCTTGCTTGTTATCACCTAAGCCGAGATAACAGAAGCCCAACTTGCCGTGCGGGTAGTAGCCGTAGAAGTGTTCGTTGGCTTGCGAGCCATCGCTAATCGGCTTCATACCGATAGTGGCTTTGTAGAACGGCATAGCCTTGAGCCAGTCGCTGTTGTTAAAGAACACATCACCTAAGTTGATAAAGGCATCAGGTTTGGAAGAATCGAAGAACGCCGCCTGTAGGAGATACTCCACATACTTGCCGAAGTCCTGCTTGGCGAAGTAAATCATCGCTAGGTTCATTAGTGAGACATAGCGTTGGTAGGTGTAGTCCTGCTTTTCCAAAACCGATAGGAACTCTGGGATAGCCTCGTCAAGTCGCTGATGGGCTACGAGTTCTTGGCCCAAGTAGTAATGGGTTCGGGTGGATACCTCTTCTCGAGCGCGTAGGCGTAGCAAGATATTGAGGTTTCGGTCTGATACGCCCTGATGGATAGCGAGCGGGTCATTTACATAGGCCGTGTCGATTCCGTAGAAGCGATTGTTGTCGGTCGCTAGTGTTTCGTGGATTGGCTCTACCCACTTAGCCCCTGCTGATTTGCGAGCGATTCGGCAAATCATATACCAACTGATTACTTCGCCCTCGTCAGTGATTAGGCGATTCATACGGAACATCGCGCCCTCAGCATCCGTATTTGGATTATTGAAGAAAGGGTTGTTCTTAAACTCCGAGATAATTATCTTGGCGGAGTTGGGCGGAACGATATCACCACTATCTAGCCACATAACCCAATCATTCGTGGCTTTCTCGAACGAGAAGTTTCTTGCTGCGGCGAAGTCGTCTATCCACTCGAAGTCATAGACCTTTGCCCCATACGATTCAGCAACGGCTTTCGTATTGTCTAGTGAGCCCGTGTCAACGATAATGATTTCATCAACAAAGGACTGGATTGATTCCAAAGTCTGGCCCAAGACACTTTCGTTATCCCGGACAATCATCGCTAGGGAGAGTTTCATACTTTCACCTCGTTAGAAAGAAGTAGTGAGATAGGGGTTAGTTCGTTAACGGAGACTTTTACTCGCTTTGGGTCGCCGTTGTATGCCGTTCCGAGTGGGTAGAGTTCTCGAGCCCAGCCCCCACCTAGTAGGCGAACTTTCGTGGCCGGGCGCGGTGGGTAATCAGCACATACCTCGCAGACACAGCCCGCTATGCGACTCTCGGCCCATAGAACTAGTCGGTTGCGCTCGGAGTCCTTTAGGTCAACCGGCATTGAATGGGCGTTCCTACGCCACTTGATTTCCACCTCGGTAGCACCTAGCAAGCCGTCAGGTAGTTCCCGATACTTGGCGTGGTCTTCCTTGAGCCAGATTCCATTAAAGCAATATCCGCCTATCAAACGGAACGAACCGATTTCAGCAGCGGCCGAGTGGATATTCGCCAACTCGTTATCCGCCATCAACTTTGATTCATCGTAGGAGTGGCGATTGCTCTTGGTTAGATTTTGCTGGGTTCTGCCCTTGCCTACGGCGATAGCCGCTTCGTTCTCCCAAGGATAGAGAGTGGTGATTAGAGCGAGTTCCTGTAGTTCGGAGAGTTTCATTATTCCTCGACTACTTTCGGTAGTGGCTCAACGATGTCTAGGTAGTCCAACAACTCGGCAACGTCGCAAGGGTATTGCTTTTCGCACTCTAAGCATTGGTATTCGCCTCTAGGCGTTTGTTCGTTCCAACGTGGTGTGTGCTTCGCCCGATAGTGTCGGCGCTGTGATGGGGTCATTATTCCTCGACTACTTTCGCACTAGAGCCGAATACGGACATAATCGTTTCTTTTGGTGATGGCACGGTTGCGAACGCACTTAGGTCACGATACCGAAGTTCCGTTCCAAAGGCCTGTTGGAGTTCTACGATAGGAACTAGGTAGCCACGAGCCGTGTAGAACTTATTGTAAGCAATCCGTGTATGAGTCCTAAATTGTGGAAAGCGATTGGGTCGGCTACTCATCTCACGAATAAACCACTGGCGAACTACATCAAGCGGGAAAATCCAAAGTTCATTAGTTTCGAGAGCGAAGTAGTAGAAGTAGTCGGCCTTGCTTCGCATAAAGCAACCTTGCGTGAACTTTATCTCGTTGCTGATTGTCTCGAAAGCAAAGTTCCCACTCCCGGCTATTTTCGTATCCGCTTTGACCTCAATAGTGATTGTTTCGTGTTTGCCCTTGTTAGAGCGAATCCAATAGAAATCTATGTCGTCAGATTTTTGCGTTTCGACATCTACATCTTCTAGGTCGAGGGTGAAGTCAAGCGAGTTGATGTATCGCCTGATAATAGGCAACGCGCGGGCTTCGGTAGCCTGCCGTTCCTCAAATGATGCTATGCCTTTTGTGGGTCCACCCATAGCCCCCCACTCTAGTATGTAGGGGGCTACTAGGTGATACCTACTTGATTAAAGTTTTGTTGGCTTTCGCCAAAATCTTTTGCTCGGCACGGCGGCGAACGATACGAACCTCCGAGCAAATCCCGGCGATAACGATTGCCGTCAGAGCCGTGAGCCCGCCATACACAACTGCGAGCCGGGCTTCAGCACCAAAGGTGTTGAGGTTGATTGACTTGTAGAAGTGCATCGCAATTCGCAATTCCAAGAAGCCCAAGAACGCCGACCAGCCCCAAATCGTGCTAGTCCACTCGTTGCCGCGCTTCCTTTTGTTTGGTGATACCTGTCGCATAGTGTCTCCTTTGTTGTATCCGACAGAATCCATAATACTAGAGTGGGGTTCGGGGGTCAAGGATTGTTTGGAAAAGTTGGTAAAGCCCCAAAACCCTTTATTTACAAGGCTTTAGAAGTTTTTTCCAAATTGACTTGACATTGGTTTCCAAACTATAGTAAGGTTTAGTTGTCGGATAAACAAAAGGAAAAAGGAGACACCGATGCCACAGAACCGGCCTAACAATTACAACTGGTCGAACATTGACCGCTCACGCGCAGCAACTCGCTTGCGCCAAGAAGCGGCCTACACGCTTCGCCAAAACGGAGTGTCATACATTGAGATTGCCCGCCAACTCGGTTATGTTGACGCGCTCGGCAATCCAAAGGCACAATCAGCAGCCGAGGCCGTTCGTGCGGTAGCCCGCCGTATGGCACTTGGCAACAGCACCACTACCGACTACTCGGTGGCTAACGGTGAGTTCCCTATGCTTCCCTCGAACCGCACTTTCGGTTTCGAAGCGGAGTTCTTCGGTATCACACCTACCGAAGCAACGGCCGCTCTCGCCGCTATCGGAATCACCGCCCCTTATGTTGGCTACAACCACGATGTCTCGACTAACACCGTTAGCGGTTGGAAGTTGGTTTACGACCAGAGCGTTAACGGTCGTGGCACGGGTCTTGGTCGTGGTATGGAATTGGTTTCGCCAGTCCTACGAGGTGAAGAGGGATTGGTTCTCGCTGCCAAAGCGGTCAACGCCCTACAGAACGCCGGTGGTAAGACCGACAAAACTTGTGGCTTACACATTCATATCGGTATGGACGGTTTGACCGGGAAGCAGATTGTCAAGACCCTTGACCTCTACTCGGCCAACCAAGAGCACATCAACAAGTTGATTGCTCGTAGTCGTTGGACCAATATCTACTGCCAGCCGATGGACCGCTACACTCGCAATAGCAATACTGTGGTGGCGTTTGAGAACGCTGATAGTGCGAGCGACACTCGCCGCTTGCGCCCAACGCTTAGCCACTACGACCGCTACCACGCTGTCAACCTTGCTTCCTACGCCAAGTATGGAACCGTTGAGTTCCGTCAGCACCAAGGAACGCTCAACGGCGAAAAGGTGACTTCGTGGGTCAAGTTCCTTATGGCTATGGTTGAGAAGTCAGTCACTATGGACACGGCAACCGACCTCACTTCCCTTGACGGATTGCTGAACGGCTTGCCACTCCACTCGGAGACTCGCACTTTCCTCACCCGTCGCGCCGAGCGCTTAGAGCGTAGCCGTGACGAAGCCCGCGCACGAGCAACATCTAACTAAAGGAGATAACAATGTGTGGAATTGCTGGATTTTGCTTCACGCAAAACGAAAAGATAGATGCCCAACTTCTATCCGAGTGCCTACTAAATCAAATCGTTGAGCGTGGTGAACACGCCACCGGTGCGGCGTGGGTATTCAAGGACGGCAACAAAAAGGCTTCTATCGCTGTTAGTAAGGCCCCTGTCCCCGCTTGGGAGTTTGAGCCATACTTGGCGGAGATGCCTACGGATACTCGTAGGGCTATCCTTCACACTCGCTACGCTACGCAGGGTTCACCACAGGACAACCTCAACAACCACCCGATTGTTTCGGGCCGGGTCGTGGGGGTTCACAACGGACACTTGGCGAATGACAACGCAATCTTCGACACCCTACGCTGCGAGCGTTATGGTGAAGTGGATAGCGAAGCGGCGTTTGCCTTGCTTGCCAACACGGTTCACGCCCCTAACAAGGTTCTGAAGTCTCTCAAGGGTCGGGCCGCCTTAGCGTGGTTCGATGCCAAGGATAAGCGTGACCTACACCTTGCCCGTGTGACCGATTCACCACTTGCTATCGGCGTGACCCCAAAGGGTTCGTTGGTATTCGCTTCCACTATCCCCTTGCTAGTGAACGCTTGCGAGGATGCTGGCGTGAAGTTGGAGTGGATAGAAAATATCAAGCCTTATACCTATATGCGAATCCGCAACGGCAATATTCTTGATGTTCGCAAGATTGGCGAGAGTCTGAAAGCGATTGCCTAATGCGTAAGGAAGCCACTTGGAAAGTCGTATGGGGTGGTGAAACTATCACTGCCCCATCGGCTTTCGATGTTCTAGCGATTATCGGTGAGCGTTCGTATTCGCCCGCCGACGCCAAGTATCCCAAGCGGGGAATCGCCTATCGGGTGTGGGTTCAGTATGGAGTAATCATTGACCCCGACCTAACCGAAGAAGAGTTCCTTATCGGTCTAGCCGAGTATGGCGTTATTAGGTTGAGCGTGACTGGCAAGCCCTTGCCTGATGTGCTCACAGAAGCCAGAGATTTTTACGAGTCATTTCACCAAAAGGAGATTGAGAACAATGACTAATTTTCCAAAGGGAATCCAAATCACAAAAGACCTAAACCCAATAATCAGACAGATTACGGCGTATGGTCGGCAAAAGGCCGAGCGAGATGAAGCCTCTGGGGTTTTGCCCCCAATCAAGGTTTGTATGCCCGCTGGTAGCGGATACACCGTTGCTGATGTTCTTGACTACGACTGCGACCAGTTCTATCGGGGCGGTAATACTTTCTTGCTCGTTGATGATGTCGTGGCAGCCAAAGAAGATGCCTTTAGAGAAAAGCAGAACGCTTCACCAGTTGTAAAGCGAGCCCTGACTCGGTTCTTAAAAGATATGGAAGAAGCAATCGCATCTTTTCGCGCCAATCGGGTCAATAGCACGATTCTCCCCGCCCTTCGGCTTATGACTGGTAGTAGTGGCGGATACGGAGTGTTCCCTACGGAAAGCGTTGATACCCTCGTGGCTGACTACAACAAAATTGTTTGGCACATTGAGAAAATAAATCAGCAAGGGGTAGTGGTCGAGCCATCTACTAGCGGCGAGTTAGTCCTCGTTGGCGTTCCTCGAATGGACATTACTTTGTTGACGATTACTCCGTTTATCCAATTTGGAAATAACGGCGAAATGGATACCCGCTACAAGGTCAAGTTGGGCTCACATCGCTACACAATTTTTAGTAAGGCCGCCCAGCATTTCAGCACCCCTAACAACGACTACATCAGTCGGTTGCTTCCCAACGGTTGCCTAATCGAAACAGACTTCGAGCAAGCGATTCAGTCTTCCCGGCGAATTATCTTGACTATCTACAAGAAGTTCTTGGGCGAACTAGAAAGAGAAATCACCAATCGCCTTACGAAGTTGGCCGAGGAAATCGGACCCGTGACACTTTCCTTTGATAACGGGGATTCTGTCGTTCTAGGCGAGGAAATCCGCTCGACTGTCACAGCGGCCTGATACACTAGTAGAGTAGGGTTTAGTAAAGGAGATACCTATGGATACCAATAAGAAGAAGTATGTGGTTGTTCTCGAAGTTGAGAGCGACACCGACCCATCCACTTGGAACTACAACTACTTGCTTAGTTCTAGCGACAAGACCGTTTCAGCAGAGGTCTTGGTTGCCTACGAGAATTGCTGCGAGAGTTATGCGGACTGGGCGAAGACCCCCGAAGATGACCGTTGGCTCGGCAACACTCCCAACACGGAGTTCTACGCTTGGCAACACGATGACACTTGCGCTCACTACGAGTCAGATGACGAGGATTCACCAGCCGAGGTTGAGGCTATGGACATCCACGAACTATTTAACCGGGCTTTCGGAGTCCACAAGGAACCGGCGAACTTGACCGTTCTACCCAAAGCCGATAGCCTCAAAGAATGAGCGACGCACCCACTAACGAGAATATCACCTACCCCAACTCCGAAACCGCTAAGGCTATGCCTAGCAAGGAAGCGGCGGTTGGGGCAGAGTTGATGTTCATTCACAATGTCTTGGTAGCCAATATCAATAACCTGACTGACGAGCACAATGCCGTTGTCACTTCAGGTGGCACGACAGACACCGCCGAGGGGCAACAGAGGTTCGGGGCTATCAACTCGTTTAACTTCGTGCTGAAGTTCCTAGAGCAACGAATCAAGGAGTATGTAGAAGACCTTGAGAGTGTCGTTGGTATGGCAGAAGAGGGCGAAAGTGCCGGTGAGTAGCGACTCGTTCGACTCTTCCACCTTTGGCTCTATCGAGCATCAGGCCGAGAAACTCGGCTATCTCGTAGCGACCGTTGAGTATTCATTTCAGCAACGAGCAAAGGATAAAAAGCACGAGAACCTAGCGACTCACTCATCACTTGGGGCGGTCTTGCTCAAGAAGTATCTAGATGGGGAAATTAGTCTCGCTGACTACTCCGAGCAAGCGGCCTTGCTGCTGGATAAGACCACTCGCCTAAATGATGAGGTCAATGCCAATCTACAAAACGCTACAAACCAACTAAACAAAATGGTTGTTGATTCTCTAGAGGCGGGCAAACTCCGTTTCTTTGTAGAGAAGATAGAGGGCGGCGAATAGCCCTTGCTTTGAGGTGTTCCTAGACACTAAACTAGGGTTAGGCAAATAAAGGAGATACAAATGCCAAACACAACAATTACCGAACCAGTATGGGTTCCCGGTATCAAGTGCTTAGAGTCATCGGTCGTTCGTAGCGATGGCTCAACGCTTCGTGGGGAACTTTATCTTGATGAGACTGGCGTGACCCTCGCTATGGATTTTGATTTCAGCAACGGCGACCCGGCTCTCAAAGAGGTCTTTCACGGAATCGAAAACACGGCACTAGCCCGCAAGCGATTTGCCACCTACGCGCTCACTTTCGTAAAGCAGGGCAACTAATGAAAGCCCTAAAGGTATCTACCGATAACAAGCGTGAAGTTGTTGATTTCAGCAAAGCGACATCTCTAGATGTTTTGAGCGAAGCCGTAGGCGGATTTATTGAGCGTGTCCACCTGCCATCGCTCGGTATAGATATGTGGGTCAACGAAGAGGGTAAATACGCTGGCGAGATTGTTCAGAACCCTATGGCTACCGCCCTTTGGGTAGAGAACTACGGCCCAACTGATGTTATGGTCGGAAATGTTATCTTCACAGGTGGCGCGAACCTCGGTGGTGAAACGCTTGGTCTGACAGACGAGCAACTCGCTACGCTTCTCGCCTACGAAGAGAGCGTGACCGTTCCCAATCTCAATATCGAGGATTACTTGAGAATTACCGTCACGGACTTTGATGGGAATCCACTATGAATACTCTCCAATCAGAGTGGGTCATAGCGAATCAAGAGAAGATTCTGAACGACCTAGAGCGTAATCCCAACGGATTGTCGGTTGAGGAAATCAGCAGCGATACAAACATCTTTGAGCCGAGCCTAACTTGGCTTCTAGACCGCCTTGAGAGCGACGGAAAGATTCGGATAGTCGGATACTCCCAAGTCTGGTCTAGATGGTCAGGAAACGGCACACAGGCTCACTACGCGCTCGTTTAGAGGCTCATACCTCGCCACACATTAGGCTGGGGCATATCTATAGGCATAACATCAGGCAAAGCCCTGCGTGGCTTACGCCCAGACAGGTTGAGTTCGGTCAATGCCCATACAAGGGCATCAAGCCGGTCTGGTGAATTGTGCTTGCCCGCTTCAGGAACCCAAGTTGTCATCTGTTCTTCCAAAGTAGCGAACTGTGTTGGGTCGCCTAAGTGATGAACTCGCCCCTGCTCGTAAAGAGCCACGATAGGTTCAGCACGAGCCCGCTTTCCCTCGCCCGCATTGGGTCGCAATACTGGCAAGGTCGGGCGAATCGTGCGTAGGGTCATTTCCAAGAGTTCGTGACCAGCGTTGCTTTCTACAACAACAACGCCAGCGTTCCACTCGTCAAAGGCTTCTACGACTCTCGTGGCCCACTTTTCAGGTGTTGCCTTTTGCCCTCTAGGGATAGTGGCATCTTCCAAGATGTAGCCGTGAACTTTACAATGTTCCAAACTACAAGTATCTGGCTGATGCGGCCCTGATGCGGCAACGATAATCCCGGTCTCGTCAGAGTTCTCGCCACTCGTCATAGCGGGGTCAACGCCTACAACGATTCGTAGGAAGTCATCAGCACTTACGGAAATCATACGATAGCCAACTGTCCACGACAGGAATCAATCATTTCCAAAGTCCATAGCGAACCGTCAACATCAGTCATCATCACGCCCATCAACTCCTGCTGACCAATACGAGTTCCCTCATACGCCTGAATAACGCTCTCTCGGAACGATGGGGCGAGGTTCTTTAGGTTTTCGTAGGTCGTACCGTTTGTGATAGTCGTGTTTTTTCTACCCAAAATCTCCTTTACGAGTTTGACTCGCTTAGGGGTTGTGGTGAAAAGAGCCTGTGGCTTCTCGCCTAGACGAAGACCGAGCATCAAGTTGTTATACGAAGTGTCCAAAGCATCGCCTCGGAACGCATCACTCCACGCCGCAATCTCGTCACCCCAAGCGGCATCGTGCTGTGGACCACGCAATTGGTCGGGGGCCGCTGCCGAGTATGTAAAGCATTCAGCACCGTTGGCGAATAGGAGTCGGCGTTTCGTGGGCTCGTGGAGAGGCTTCGGGTGGGGCGAAGAGCAATTCATAATCCCAGAGTCTCCGCCAATCATTACATCTCGCACATCGGCTGGCGTTCTACCGATAAGGGCAATACGGCGATAGCCCTGATTCCAAACTAGGTCAAGCACCCATTCAGCACCACTTCTCGTTTTCCCAGTGCCTCTACCGCCCATATACATCCAAACTGTCCAAGGGTTCATCGGGTCTTGCTTCGGTGGGCGTTGGCTGGTTCGGGCGTGTTTGCAAAAAGATTTGTGGTTTTCGGAGTCAATCGGATGGTCGCACCAGTGGAATCCGGCGTGTGGTTCACCATCGCAAGTTTCACGGGGGCAATACCAATGCCGTTGGATTTTGGTCGCCTCGGCCTCAATCGCCTGCGTGACTGCGTAGAGTTCTTCGGGCGATAAGGAGTTGAGAATCGCCTCGCGCTGTGCCTTTGGCAAAGCAAGGAGTTTTTGGATTGTGGAGTTCATTTACCTGTGGCGAAAGAAAGATAGAATGAGCATCAGCGCAACGCCAACCCCAAAGCCTTCTGCGAAAAGGATAAAGTTCTTCATAGGGTCAATGCTATCGCCTAGTTTGGAAACTAGGGGTTAGTTTGCGTGAACTTCTAAATACTTCCTACAAGCATCGGCGTTCTCCGCCAAAGTGAGACACCCATAAACCTCTCGGTTGTCTATGAACTGTGGGATTCCCGATGTCCGTAAGTTGTAGGCAAGGATTATGTAGTCGTAGCCATCAACTCCATTTTGGAACGAGGCTCTGGTGAAAGCATCTCGGCGCATTAGGTAGGTGCAGTGGACAATCGGAACTTGGAAGATTCCGGTCGTTTCTCGCCTAAAGATTTGGTAGTAGTGTGACTCAAACAAGTGTTGGAACTCGCCGTTGCGAGTATCACCAGTATCCACAACATTGATATCGAAGTTTGAGTAGTTCTCTGGGTTGGCGGCCAAGGCTATATGGTCGCTGTCGTAAACCTCTGTGCCGTCTGTCGCCAAGTGAAGCATTGGGGCGATAACGGGCAAATCAGCATCGACTAGTTTGGAAAGGGTCTGGGGAAGCAAATAGTTATCTACATCACTCACGAAGTAGAAATCGCACCCATACTCGGTGGCTACTCGCAAGCCCTTGTCTCGTAGCCCTCGCAACACATTGAGTCGCTCGGTTGTCCAATCGTGATTTGCCGTGCCGTTGATTGGGCGAGGTATGTCGTTGTCCTCGAAAATTACACGGTTGTAGTTTGCTTGGCGAGGCTCTAGCCAGTCTTTCAGCAGTTCTCCCGTGCCGTCTTCGTTATTGTTCGTCTTGACATAGAGAACGATTCGGTCTTTGGGATAATCCCACGCATCCATAGTTTCCAAATAGAGCGAGAGTGTCTTTGCTTTGTTCTTGGCGAGTAGGTGGACAAGAACGAGTGGCTTCTCGCTCACTTCACCACACCTAGCCAAGTGATACGAATTGTGAATCGGCCGCTTTCCCAATCAAGGTTGGGGGCTTTGGAACGAACGATAGAAAGAGCGTGGTCTTCCTTGTGAGCCACGACATAATGCTTCTCAAACGCACCCTCAACATACGCATCGTGTTCTACGAGCCAATTAGAGAACTGTAGAGCCACTTCAGCAGTCTTCCTTTAGGTTCTTGCGGAACTCTTCGATAGAGTCGGATATCCCTTGTAGAGCGCGTTCCATCTTCGCCAAACCATCGTCAATCGCCCATAGCGAAACAACGATATCGGCGTATTCCAACTCATTTGGATTGATGCCTTCGCTCATAAATCTATTTCACCACAAGTCGGGCAGTAGTCCGAGCCTAGTGACCGGGCTTCCCCACAAATCGGGCAAGTTAGGTCGTTTGGCATCTAGCCACGAGAGCCTTTGTATTTTAGGCTTCGGGCAATTGCTTCCTCAAGGGAGTAGAGATACTCTTGGCGGTCTTGATACGCACGGATAGAAGCCTTGCGCGCTCGGTGGCGAATCGCAAATCGTCTAAGTCGGTTGGTGATGGACATTAGCGACGACTCGTAATCGCCATACCAGCCAAAGCCCAGATACAAACCAACGAGATAATCATCTGTGTCGTGCTCATTACTTCCTCTTCCCAATAAAGGCCGAGGCCGCGCCGGTCAACCAACCGAGTACAAAAATGACGGCGTATTTTCCAATAGTCATTTCACCACTCTACCCTTGTAGGGTATTGTCGTCAAGGCTATCGGTTAGATTTTCTTTTTCGCCCGCCACCGATTACATCGAGGGCCGCTTGCCAGAGGTTGTCCGCATACTTGAGTTCTTCTGGCGACATTGACTTTTCGGTTTCCCTGCGGATTGCCTCAAGGTCAACCTTAAAGTTTGTTTTGTGCATCATCAGCAAATAATACCCGAATAGGCGTGGGCGTACCATAAAAGATACGCTTCGGCCTTGAGGTCTAAAAATTGCGCTCTGGCGCAATAACTACTGGCAAGCCTCGCAGTATTCAGGGTTCTCTAGTGAGCAAGCGAGAGCCTCTTCAGGAGTGAACTCCTTGGTCTTCGCTACTGCGCCGTTGGTGAAGTCAATGTTGAGGATGTCTGTCATAGGAATATTTACAATACCCCGTAATTTTTATTTTGTTGCTGGCGTAGCCGAGGCCCTAAAAAACCCAGATGACTAGATTTATCCTCGACTACGCCGCGCTCTAGTGGTCGCCGTTCTCAACCTCTGGCTCTGTGCCAAAGGGAGTGTGGTGAACCGTAGTGGTTGTTGTCGTGGTTGTCGTTGTATTGAGTGGCGTGGTTTGGGTCGCATAGGAGAACAACAAAATTAGAAAGGCGATAACTATGGCGGTCAATACCGTCACAACCCGGCTCTCTAACAAAACAAAACATTGGGCTTCCAACCACGCCTAGCCATTACTTCCCACCCAACCAGTTGATAGGTATTTCAGCACTAGGGGCTGGCTCAATCGTGTCAAGGTAGTCAAGGACTTTGACAACCCTTTTTGCCCATTGGTAAGTATCCGACTCTGGTGAGTGCTTGGCGAAAGCCGCCTCACACTTCTGTCTCAACTCTTGTCTTTGTGCGTAGGTCATTAGTTTCCCTCTACTACTTGTAATAACTTGATTGCGTCGCAGGGAAAATCATCATAACAAAATCGGCAGTAGCCAGTTTTTGTTTGATTGACTTTCTTTGCGTGTCGTTCTCTAATCTCCGTGAGTTCCGCCGGTGTCATTCACCACTCTTTCATTGTGTGATACTCAAGATACACAACCGAGAGAGTGTAAAAAGTGATTCCGGCCCAAATCATCGGGTTTCGCCACATCTCATACAGCAAGTCAGTCGAACAAGGTTCCAATACTGGTGGTGGCAAGTCTCCACATCAACTTGTTCCGTCTTCTCAATCAAATCAATCGTCATTTTTCACCTCCTCATACTTTCCATCCCAGCCAGACGTTTTATTTAGGAACGCCGCAAAAGCCGCAGCCATCTCGTCTGCCTTGATTTCGTTCTCATCAACGAAGTCGTCGAAATCCTTAAAGAAATCGCCACTCATCGTGGCTTCCAAAACTCGATGTGTATGTCTAGGAAGATAAAAGAAATATTGAGGTTAGTTCCTTGACTAATCCTGCCTCGATACGAATGGGTGCTGAAGCCGAGTCCAAAGTTGCCAATCGCTGCTTCTATCCAGCCCTCGTAGCGATACCCTCGCTTCTTGCCAGAAAACTCTTTGACTAATTTCATTTTTCCCTCGGTTCTGCTTTGGTTGTCCCGACTAGGCACTCGGTTGAGTTGGTGTTCTGATGAACCCAATAGTAGCCATCTAGGGGTGCGTATGCTTGGGATATTGGTTTTCCGCAGTTGAGACAGTCAAGATTGGTCATCTAATCTCCACTTCGTTTAGTAATGGGGCCGCTTCCATAATTCGCTTTCGGGCAATTTCACCATAGTCAGGATTTAGTTCCGTTCCCACGAAGTTTCTTCCAAACCTATTGGCTACTACGGCTACTGTTCCCGAACCAATAAAGGGGTCAAGGATTGTGTCGCCCTCTTCGCTTCCGGCTAGGACACAAGGCTCTACAAGGGCTTCTGGGAAAGTCGCAAAGTGCGCGCCCCTAAACGGCTTGGTGGTGATGTTCCACACATCTCGCTTGTTCCTCTTGCCATCGGCAATTTTGTATTCGGGTGGGCGAGCATTGACTCCCGGTTGGGCGGCTCGTTCCTCACTACCTTTGGCATACTTCGTTCCCGCAGGGATAACACCATCTTCCTTGATGGCTTCGTGGTCGTAGAAGTATTTGGGGGATTTGGTTAGTAGGAAAATGTATTCGTGGCTTTTAGTCGGGCGGTCACGAACGCTCTCTGGCATAGGGTTGGGCTTGGCCCAAATAATGTCCGACCGCAAATACCAACCATCGGCTTGTAGGGCAAACGCCAAACGCCACGGGATACCGATTAGGTCTTTAGGCTTTAGACCAGCCTCACGCATCTTGGCTCGGTCATCAGTTGGGCGAGTCTTACCTTGCCCCGCTATCTGGTGATAGGCCTGATTGATACTCTTGCCACTCTCGACTCTCTCGGCTTGCTTCTCTGGGTCTTCTTGGTTTGATTTCCCTTTGCCACCCACATAGGAGTCTCCGATGTTGAGCCACAGAGTTCCGTCATCAGCAAGGACTCTCCAAACTTCACGAAACAACTCAACCATCGCTGCAACATAAACATCTGGCGTATCTTCCAAACCAATTTGTTCGTCTTCACGCTTCGCCCCACAATGAGGGCATTCCCCTACGGCCTCATCACCAAAGGAACCAGAGTTGCTCGCTTGCTTTCCCGATAGACCGCCCCTAGTGGCTCTGCCTACCTTGTGGTCGCACTCTTCATCGCCACCAATCCACGAACCCGTGCCGTAATCCCTAAGTCCAAAGTAGGGTGGTGAAGTCACGCAAGTTCTTACCGACCCACTAGGGATTTCGGTAAGGCGTTTGCGAGCATCGCCTATGAGGATTAGAGACTTCACTCTAGAGATACTACGCTAAACGCCACTACCTATGTCGGGCTAGGCGCTCACTTTTTCGCGCTCTACGACAAACGCTTTTGGAACGGCTCGGTGTGAGATGTCCGCTATGGGATTAACGTGAGTCCAACTCTTCACCACGAAGCGATTACGCACTACTGGTCCATTACAAATCTTGCATTCCATCTGGCACTACCTTTCCAAACTAGACACGGGTGTAGTATCTCCACACACGCTTTGTAAAAAAAATGCCGCCCCCACTACTTTGAGAAACAAGGGGGGCCTGTTCCTATTGAGCCCGGGGGCCTCTCACTATACAGTGAAGTTTGGAAACCCCAGTCACCTAAGCGGGGTTCTAAGGGGGGTGCGCCGGAATTGGGGGGATTCTCAAAACGATTTTTTTATTTTTGGCTTTTCTTGATTCGGCTACCCAAGAGCAGTAGAGTTGACTACCCCTAATGACACGCCGTAATGACACAATCGCCGCAGCCCAAGACCTAGAGGGCGAGATAGCCCTAGCCCGTGTTCTCAACGGACACCTCGGTTGGTCACGGCAAGGGTGGAAGTCGGTGGGGCTAAAGAAACTCCCAATCTTCTACGAGTTAGATTTCGCCGTAGTAAAGAACGACCGAACTATCGAAGCGTGGCTAGAGGTGAAAGAACGCACAGGGTTCTACTCTGATTGGATATTCCCATTCTCTAAGTGGCTCACAGGTAAGAAGTTCTCCGAGGAATCGGGTAAGCCGTTCTACATAGTTCAGTCATATCCCAAAGGTGGCAAGACGGTAGTTATCTACCTAGAGGTCACGCCAGACCTAAAGCCAGAAGTTATTTGGGCTGGGCGTAAAGACCGTGGTGATTGGCAAGATATGGCCCCGCACATCTCGTTGCCGAATGATTGGTTTACGGTTATACCCGACTAGGGGCGTATGCGCCGTTGGGGGTATTGCGACACGCTAGGGGTATGACCTACCTACTCGCTCTCTGCGCCGTTGTAAATACCCTTATCCAACTCCACAACCACTACAAGAAGTAGCCGTTGTACCTAACCGTGCACAGATAGCGTTATCTGTATGCGCTTGTGCACGGATTCCAAAGTAGCGAGTGTGTGCGCTCTATACACACTCTATACACACTCCCCAAAGTGCAGTCTTAACACTCCACAATTTGTAGCGTATGGGGGTTTAGTAGTTAGGGATTCTTTGTCAACCATTGTGGGGTGGGATGCCCCCTGTGGAAAATAGGCCCCCCACCCGCAATATCGGCGGGGGTGGGTCTTCTGCCACCTAAGCACTCCGACCACGAAAGACGAGCGCGCGTTGCCGTGTCACAGGCATCGTGTATGTCACACGCCTAGCAGATAACTAAACCCCTGTCAAGTATTCTAGGAATTGTTGTTGAGGACTGACGGCGAAGCACCCCACACGCCCCTACGCCCCCCTATACGCCCACCCGGGGCCTCTATTCGCCCAAATCGGTAGATGGGGGGTCTATCTGTGTCTCTGGCTCTGTAGGGCTTTCTAGAGGCTCTAGCGAGGCCTCTACGGCCTCTACATCAATGACCGTATTCGCAATCAAGGCTTCTAACTTGCGATTGACCGACTCCACATCAATCTGTATCGCCCCGCCCTCGGCCCCTGTGATTTCTGTCCTACGCACCAATCCCCAATCTTGAGGGTTTGCTCGTTCTAGATACCACGCCGCCGCTTGCCAAGACGAATCGCCCGCTTGTCTAATCTTCTCTACTGCCCTTACCTCTGCTACTGCCCTTGCTTTTTCTACTGCCAAAGAAAACTCTACGAATAGTTGTTCGGTAGTGTCCAACTCCCTAGATAACATCTGTAGTTCTTTGCCTTTGCGCACCCATTGGCTAAGGGTCGCTGGGTTAATCCCTACGGCCTTAGCCGAGGCGGTATAGGTATTGCCCCTCTCCAATAAATCCGTTATGGCTTTCATCTTGTCTTCGTTTAGTAAGACTGGTCGCCCGGCTTTCTTTGCCATAGGGGTTGGCTCTGGGAAGTCGTATTGCTCGGTCATAAGGCTTCTATGGCCTCTTGGCACACAGGGGAGTTGCAGCGTAGTGGTCGCCCATAGATTCTTTCGTTCGCCTTTAGTAGTTCTCTGTCTACAGGGAGAAACTCATCTTCGGGGTTTCGCTCTAGGGGATTAGTGAGGTCGAAGCGCTCTACGCACTTTAGGCATAGGAGTACTCCGTTGTTGGTATAGGCGATTGGTTGTTCTTGGGTCTTTGTATCCATAGGTATAAGGATACTAGCGTTTAGTTAGGTCTTCCTCTATGGGTGAGAGGGTATCTGCCTCATAGGAAGATTTGTTTGCTTTGGTGGCTAGGGAGAGATAGTTCTCTAGGGATTTTTGTATTGCGGCCTTTGGTTGATTAGTGTCTATTGCCCTTATGACTTGTTGAGCCCCTAGTAGTGCTTCTTGGTGGCGTTGAGCGGCGATTTTGTGAGGGGCGTCGAATATGACTTGATTGGCGATTTGGTTATGGGCCGAGATGATTCCCCTATGAACGCCGATAGCCGTTGCTTTGGGGGTTTGGGGATTGTCGAGGAATTGCTTTATGCCCTCTTCCCCGATTTCGTTCTTCTTGTATCTATCTAGAACTCGGCTAATTGCCGATACGAGGTATTGGGCTGGTTGGGAAGTGTGTTCTCCCCCCTCTGTGTATTGGTTGCCCCGAAACTCGTGTCCTTGAGTATCGCCTTTGATTACTCGTAGCCATAGGGCTATTGCTTGCTCTATGGTTTCCATAGTTGGGCTAGTCCTTTAGGAAGTTAGATACTTCGTCTTTGAGTGTTTGTGGCGCGGCGTTCCAAACTGGTAGGTGAGTAAAGTTCTCTACGGCGTCGAGTTGCTGGGTGGTTGTGCCGTTTGATACCCCTAGTGACCAGAGTAGGTCTGGCAAGGTGGTTATGAGTTTGCCTACTCGGTATAAATCCCACGAGTTGTATTTGAGCCAGTCTTCGTTATCTATCTGTGTCATAGAGCCGAGTATACGACCATCTGGTTTGCCAAAGAGTTTGGTTAGGTCGCCTATTACGCCCTCTTCCATAACCGAGGTGTTGGCGTGACCGGCTTCGCCTGTGGTCCGTTGGTTTCCGTGAAATTGATGCCCCTCTGATTCGCCCTTTAGAACTCGTGCCTTTGGATTTTCTAGGGCCGCAATTTGGCGGGCCTGTTCTTCGTTCCACTTCGACCACTTGTTGTCGGGTTCTAGTGACCGACCTAATAGTTGGTGATACGGCTTTGAGTCAGGTATGTATTTGGATTGAACTGGCAATCCTCTATCGTTTGCGATTTGTGCAATTTGCTCTTCTATAGCCGTTGCTGCGCCCGGCACTTTCCCTGTTGAGCCCAAATAGCCGACATCAACATAGTTTCCGTATTTTTCCGTTTCCTTTACGCTGACGCTCACTACTGCCGCTAGGTTCTTATCCTTGTCTCTAGCAACAAGTAGATAACACTCCTTGATGTCTGGGTCTTCGTCATAGATTTTCCCCTTTACATCTTTAACTGCCGCACCCATTAGGTCTATACCTAACTGTTGGCGTTTCGGCATACTCTCGTATTCTTTTTTCTTTAGTTTGGTGATTTCGTCATTGACTTTTTGGATAGCGGAAGTTCTATCGCCCGATACAACTGTTATCTTTCCGCCCGCATCGTAGAACTCTTTGATGTTCCTTTGGATAAACGAGATTGGTGAATCGCCCTCTCCTGTTTCCCATTGATTACCTCGAAACGGGTGTCCTGCCGATTCGCCCTTGATAATTGAGTTCTCGGTAATATTTTCGAAGTCTTCGTCTTTGGGTCGTGGTGCGACTTCCATCCATTGGTCGGGTGAGGTGATTACTTGCCATTGTTGGGTATCGCCCAACAATGTGACTTCGTTTTCCTTGTAGCAACCGAATCCTGTCGAGGGGAGTGAGAATACCTTGTTGGCTGGAACTATGCCCGTGATAACAGCACCGTGAATATTGGAAAGGTCTTCTTTTTGGAACTCTTCTTTCGCACCCGGCACAAAAATCGTTTGTGCTTGGAAAGCGAACTTCTCGGCTTGTGCGAAGTCTGAAGCGAATGACGAAAGTGGCCGTGTGCTGACATTCGCTAGGCCGTATTTCTTAGCCCACTTTGGTTCTTCGCCCTTAGCGAACTTGTAGCCACGAAAGACTTGGACATCTTTGATTCCCTCTTTTTTGAGCGTGTCTTGGGTGTTCTTGTATTGGGCTTTTGCGAGCGCACGATACAAGTCACCGTTCTTCTCATATTCGCTAGAAACGGCTTTCTTTAGTTCTGGCAACATTTTCCAACTTGCCGTGTTCTCGAGCCCGAATTGGTCGGCTACGGCTTGCTGAATAGCGAGCGAGGTTGGGTTGCCATCGTTTGATGTTTGCGCCCACTCGTTGAGGATTCTAGATACGCTCATTTGTCTAACGGCATCGGTAAGGGCGGGGTCGGTTGCTCTGAAGATAGGCTCTAGCGGACTGCTCGTTCCGTTCTTTAGACCCTTTACATAATCCTTGTATTGCTGTGCCGGCGTTTTATTGCTAAATGAGTCGGTTTTTATTTGGGTGATGTATCCGTCATATGAGGTCTTGCCGCCAAACTCTCCGGGGCTAGATACTTTGACAAAATCGTTTTTGCCAAGAGTTGCTAAAAACTCCTTGAATGTTCCTACTTGGTCAACCTCTGCACTATCAACGAGGCGGTCATCAAACTTCGTGCCTAGTTTCTGTGTGAGGTCGTGCGCTACCAGCATCTTTATATTTCCCTCAAAAGACATCTGGTTGCTTTCTCTTGATTCGTTAGCCCTATCGCGGATTTGGCTATAGATTTTCCATTGGAACTGCCCTCGTGCTTCCCATAGTTCCTTAAAGGTTCGTTGGTGCTGAAGAATCGCCCCATCGGTTCCGTGAATTACCCATTGATTCCCGTGAAACTCGTGACCGGGCTTATCGCCCTTGATTACATCACTTGGCTCGGCAGGTATTGGTTTTGACTCTAGGCCGCTTGGCGATACCTTGTCGTAGGTGTCGCTCATAACTAACTTGCCTCGGTTGAGAATCATCACATAGGAGTTGCCGTTCTCTTCTACTTTGGCTGTTAGGGCATCTACGCCCATCATCGCTAGACGTATGTTTTCATCGCCAGCCACAATCGTTTGTGCTGCTGTCTCGGCTATGTCCTTGAGTTGTGGCTTGCCCGCCGAAAGCATTTCAGCAACGGCATCTATGTTCTTGAGGATGTCGGCGCTTTTACTCTCTGCGTTGTTGAGGGCTTTTACGGCCTTGTTGTAATCAAGGACTTTGGAATCTGCTTGGAGTTTGAGTTTCATAACGCCCCCATCAACTTCTCCATTGTGGGCTGATGAAGCGTAGTATTGGGCGTTCTCGGCGTTGGTGGTCGAATACCAAGCGCGACCAAAAGCACCCGCCCCGATTTTGACTCCCTTGCCATAGGCGAAGTCGGCAATCTTGTCTTCGGCTGGTGAACGGTGCGTAGAGATTCCGGTAAAGAGTGGTGGGAGTTTGCTTCGGTATTTGTCGAACTCACTCTGGGATAGAACCTTTGGTGGTTCGTTGTTCCCAATACGGTCAAAGACCAGATTGGCTAGTTTGAGGTGTCCTCGACCAGATTCAGTCACTCCTGCGTAATCCGCTAGGGTTTTGGAATTGGCAGCGACTCGTACGAGGTTTTCAGCAAACTTTGGATAATCGCCGTAGCCGAGTTCCTTAGCGATTTCCTTAGCCCTTGCTTCCAACTTCTCATATGAACGACCGTCTGGTGTTGTTCCGCCCATACCGAGGGTGTATTGATTGCCGTGGAA